ATGAAGGACTTGTTAGAAAACTTAAAAAAACGTCTTGCAGATGAAGAAACCATCCGATATTTAAAGTTTATGGTGATTCCGCTTGTTGTGATTATCCTGATTATTGTGATCGTTGTGGCGGACAGGCCGCAGGGGGAAGAGGGAGAATCGACGGAAGCTGTTTCACAGATCGAAATCGGAACGGCGGAAGCGACAGAAGAAGAGAAGACAGGGGACACAGAGGACACCGCATATCATCTGGAAGAGGCAGGGGAAGAGATCCGCAGCCTGATGGAGGCTTATTTTAAGGCGAGAAGGACCTGCGATATCAATGGTCTTGCAGAGGTATACGGAGACAGCGCTTCACCGGAGGAACTGAGAGAAGAAGGCCTTCGTATGGAGGAAGAAGTAAAATACTATCAGAGTTATAACGATATTGCCTGCTACAGCGTGAACGGCCCTGAGGAAAATACCCTGGTGGTCTATACCAGGTTTCAGATCAAGTTCCGTCAGTCTGATACCATGGCACCGAGCCTGTTTTCCTGCTTTGTGAAGCGGGGAGCGGACGGAAGCTGGCATATGATGGCGGAAGTCACTCCGGAGGAAGGGGCGTACATGGCCAAAGTAAACGAGTCGGAGGCCGTGCAGAGTATGGCGGAAGAAGTCAATGTCGGCCTGCGCACCGCACTGGAAACGGATTCCAACCTTCTGGCTGTCTATCAGGCACTGATGAGCGGAGACGAAGTAGAAGCTTCCGGAAATGAAGTGACGGTAAACGGAGACTAAACGTCCGGAAACGAATGACAAAACATACATAACAACAGATGCTTCTCTGCGTGGCACCGTGCAGGGAAGCATTTTGAGATTAAGGAGAAGAGACATGAATGTAAAAGATTTTGATTTTGAACTGCCGCAGGAGCTGATTGCGCAGGACCCGCTGGAGGACCGTTCGTCTTCCCGGCTTCTGGTTCTCGATAAAAAGACGGGAGAAATCGAACACCGGACGTTCCGCGATATCCTCTCTTATTTGAGGAAGGGAGACTGCCTTGTCATCAACGACACGAAAGTCATCCCGGCCAGACTGTTCGGCGTGAAGGAAGGAACCGAGGCGAAGATCGAGATCCTGCTCTTAAAAAGACGGGAGAATGACATCTGGGAGACGCTGGTGAAGCCTGGAAAAAAGGCGAAGATCGGCACGGTGATTACCTTTGGCGACGGGCTGCTGACGGGTACGGTGGTGGATATTGTAGAGGAAGGAAACCGGCTGATACAGTTTTCCTACGAGGGGATTTTCGAGGAGATTCTCGACAGGCTGGGCCAGATGCCGCTTCCGCCGTATATCACTCACCAGCTTAAGGACCAGACCCGCTATCAGACCGTTTACGCAAAGCATGAAGGATCGGCAGCAGCCCCCACGGCGGGACTCCACTTCACAAAGGACCTGCTGGCGGAGATCGAGGCTATGGGAGTCGCGATCGCCCATGTAACGCTTCATGTAGGGCTCGGCACATTCCGGCCGGTCAAAGTGGATGAGATCGAGGAGCACCACATGCATTCCGAATTCTATATTGTGGACGAGGCGGAAGCGAAGAAGGTAAACGATACGAAGAAGAACGGAGGGCGGATTGTCTGCGTAGGAACCACCAGCTGCCGTACTGTCGAGTCTGCTTCCACGGACGACGGCGTGCTGAAGGCGGGGAGCGGATGGACAGAGATCTTTATCTATCCGGGATACCGTTTTAAGACGCTGGACTGCCTGATAACCAATTTCCATCTTCCGGAATCCACACTCGTCATGCTGGTTTCGGCTCTGGCAGGCAGAGAGCACGTGTTGAACGCATATGAGGAAGCCATCAGAGAGCGCTATCGTTTCTTTAGTTTTGGAGATGCGATGTTTATAATTTGACACAAAATGTTACATTTGTGAAATAAGATTTGACATTTCCGGTTGATGTGATACGATACCGTAAAGAAATAAAAGGAGGTATCGTTGTGGAAGAAAGAATTTGGAAAACTGACAAAGAGTCTTGCCCGTACATTGGAAAATTTCCGCCAATCGTAGTAGTTTCACAGTGCAGAACCTGTTTACGGAATGGAATGTGTGGACTTAAGTTTAAAGAAATGTCAGAAGAATATGAAAAACAAAACAAGGTATAAGATACAGCGCAATAGCATATTTTGCTAGTATGATCTGTGTTAAAGAACACCCGGGGATTTATTTGATCCCTGGGTTTTTATTTTGAATAATTTTAAATAATTCAATAAAACACTTGACACCCGGAATGTAAGTGTTACGCTACGCTCACGATAAAACAATGAAATATCAATCAAAGGAGGCAGGCAATATGGAAGTCAAAGTTGGCGGAGTTTACAAGGTTGAGGATAGATACAAGAATCCAGACGGAGAAATTATCACTGAAAGATTTTGTATTGAAGTAACCGGAATTGAAGACAGAGAAGATTACCAGTATGTGAGTTTTAGGATGCCAGCATTCAGAGATAGCAGATTTGGAACATTCAAAATTTACCCGGAAGGAAAAGAAAAACCGTTCGGAAAGAAAATTATAGGCGAGTTCTAAGAAGGAGGAAAATGATATGACAAAGAAAATGGTAGAGACAATCGAAAAGAAGTTAGAGGTTAAGGTAGCAAAAGTCCTGGCAGTAACCAAGGAAGGCAAGGAAGTAGTGGTTGATGCCTGCATCGGCGGCAGAAATTGCATGAAGGTTCAGATGAAAGAAATGAAGAACCAGTACGGACCGTATTACAAGCTGGTATCCTCTGAAAGCTATGAGGCGGCAGTTGAGGAGAAGAAGGAAGATCCAAAGAGAACAGCGAAGCCGAGAACAAAGACAGAGAGACTTTGCGGAGCAACCAGGAAGGCAATCATCGCCCTGGCAGAGCAGACAATCGGTAGCGTAGCTGATGGAACCGCAAGAATCAAAGAAATCGAAGGTGCAGCTCAGAACGATACAGTAATCAGATTCGTACTTCTTATGAACAGCGATGACAGCAGATTCAAAGAAGACATCGAGATCAGCAAAATCAGAGAGAGCCTGGCAGTATAGAAATACATAGATATACCCGGCAGGAAATTACCTGCCGGGTAATTTTTGCTCCCGACATTGATGTCGGGAGCAGTTACTCTTTGAAGATGAATGTGTGAGAGAGACCATTTTTGAATGTAATACGCTGCACCTTTCCATCTTGGATGATAATGCTGTCGATGATGCTGGTTACGAATGAGTGCAGCACCTCGGCATCCACGGACTGAGCCAGCCGCTTGTAATTGACGTAGTTGCGTTCAGTCAGCTTCTGAGCGATGATAAACTCGCTTGCTCGGGCAATGAACATTTCGTCAGTGACAGATTGCTGCCATTCATCAGACTGCATCATGCCAATCTCCTCGTTGACTTCCTCCAGCTTTTCAGTAAGCCGTGTCCTCTCCAGGATGTATTCCTTCTCGGACATGGCATCTTCCGAGTAGAGGTACAGATTCCGGAGTCTGTCCAACGCCCGTTCTGTCTTCTGTTTTTCGACACGCAGAGAGGCGATTTCAGAGCCTTTTTCCTGCTTTGACGGAATGTTCACGCCCTTGCCGTAAACCGCTCCCTGGACCTCTCCCTTAGCCAGAACGTCATATAAATCAAGCAGACCGTCCTCTTGGATGTGGTCGATGTAACCGAAGGTGTCCCCGGTCAGAAGTTTTCCCTGCATTTCGTCCATGGAGCTGATTTTGCAGAAGTCTCGCTGGGTGTTTAGAAGATTGAGTATGTAGTTGAAGGCGAACTCGCCCACAATCGGATCAGAGGTAGATTTGCCAACGCAGGCACTGGCACTTCTTCTCCTGGTAGGACAGCTATACTTTGAGTACCGCCAGCTATCTGCACGGAGAGATGCCGGGGCGGCACCCATTGGATTGCCGCAACTGCCACAGAACACAAGTCCGGAGAAGATGTGGGTGTACTTGCCGGATTTGTAGTTGTTCTTCTTTTTGTTGATTCGGGAGTTTGAGTCCAGGATAGCAATGATACGCATTTTCTGCTCACGGCTGACGATTGCAGGATGATGGTCCTCAATCGTTATCCATTCGGATTCGTCCTTGACCTTCTGCCTATCACCTTCCTTCAGAACATTGTAGCGATAGTCACCGCAGTAAAAGATGTTCCGGAGAATGATATGCAGAGATACCGGATTCCACTCGTTGCCAGCCCTTGTACGGTAGCCCTTCGCATTGAGGATTCGTGCCTCACGAACTAGGGAGCGTTCCTCCTCATACAAGTCGTGGATCATGTGGACGATATTGTATTCGTCAGTATTGAATGAGAACTCCTTGTCTTCGGTATCCCAGTCGTAGCCATACGGAACCCTGCCGCCATTCCAAAGCCCGTTGCTCGCCCTAGAAATCATGGTGGCAGTGACACGTTCGGATGTCATGTTGCGCTCCAGCTCTGCGAAGACCAGAATGATTTTGAGCATAGCTTCGCCCATTGCCGTAGATGTATCAAATTGTTCGTTCTTGCTGACAAAGACCACGCCCAAGTCCTTCAGTTCGTTGTACATGGTTGCAAAGTCCAGTAGGTTCCTGGATATACGGTCGATTTTCCAAACGAGCAGGTGAGTGAATCCACCAGCACGTATTTGGGACATCATTTCCTGAAACTTCGGACGATCTGTGTTCTTGCCGGAGTACCCTGCATCCTCGAAGATGACGCAATCATCAGTTCCGAGCATGATTTTTGCGTATGCCAGTAAGTCCTGCTTCTGCATCGGCAGAGAGTCCCGGTCAATCTGATGCAGGGTAGACACCCGGACATAGATTGCCACCCGGATATGCCCGGGCAATGAAAGTTTATTGTATGCCATAGTTACCTCCAATAGAAAACCGCCCGATTTCTCAGGCGGTCATAACTTTCTGTATCGCATCGCCTATCCCATAGTAGTCGCACCACATTGGCTCCAGCCGCATGAGGTTAGGAAGCGTGATGGTTTTCTGAATAGGCATTTTTTCACTCAGCACCTTTGTGGGAAGAATGTAGAAGTCCCATAAGTCCAGGTCCAAAGGCGTTTCGTTCTCTGAAACAGATTTAAAGACGCAGAACACAAATACATCTGAGTCGCGATGGAGTGGTGCGTCCGATTCTTTAAGCCCAGTTCCTCCTGGCATCTTCGCCGGAGCAATCCCAAATGAAATGCAATCCGGATGTTCTTCATCCGATGATTCGGTATAGGCAGCCGCCTTTACCTCGATTCTGTATCCGTCTTTCGATATGAGGTCATAAGGTCTTTTCAATGTCCTGGAAAGTCCGTGGTTTAAATCCGGAACCTCCAAGGATGCTGCAACAATGAACTCCGCCAAGGCTGAACGGCAGATGCCATCATTTAGATCAGAGTAAGACCACCTCCAAAAATCGTTCACAGTGAGATTGATGGCGTGGCTTCCTACCGAGAATTGTTCGTTGCCGATGTAAGCCATTAGTCAGTCCTCCGTATATAGTCTGTTATCCTAACAATCTTCCCTCTCCTTCAGAAGCTGGCTTAGGCATTGCTGAAACCATGCCTTCGATATAGCCAACTGCTTTCTGGCGCAACTCCGGCGGCAGAAGATGAAACTTCCTCAGCAGCTCCTCGTCTTCGGAATTGGAAAATTCCAGTACAGAAGTAGAAGATGCCGCATGGTCCCTGCCATACACCAGGTAGTCCATTGAGACATCAAAGTATTCCGCAAACTGAATGACTGCCTTTAGGGAAGGACTGCCTTTGCCTTTAGCCCAGTCTGAGAAGGTAGAAGTTGACATTCCAAGCTCTTTTGATAGTTGAGTAGGTTTGATTTCCGCCTTTTCCATAAGGGCGTAAACTCGTTTGAGTAAATCTGACAAAAAATCACCTCCGAAAAATAAATGGAAAATTCCAAATTTATTATTGACAAACTCGAATATTCCAGTTACGATGTTCATGTAAGTTACAAATCACTACAACCTAACGTAAGGCAAATGATAATGGAAACGCCATACGAAAGGCACATTACATTTCCATTCTACCAAAGAATAGCGGAAATGTAAATTACAAATCCGTACTGGAAGGAGGAAAGTCAGAATGGGAAAAGTGTTGTCGCCATGGTGTAAGCAGGCAAAAAAAGCGATGATTGACCTGGACATGACAGTGAAAGAGTTGGCTGAAAAAGTTGGATTGTCCAGGGAATACACTTCCGCCGTGGTAAATGGACGGATTTACGCAGAACCGGCGGTGAAAGCAATCAGTGATGTGCTTAACATCCCGGAAACTGCCTGCTCGTTAAATTGTAATTAGATTCTATCATGAAAGGTTGGTGACGAACATGGGTAGAGGCCCCATGAAAGAGAATGAAAATGTTTACTTTCGTGCTAGAAAAGATGCTTCAAAATACAATGACAAGCTATTTAGCAGGGAAGGAGCATCAGAACTGCTCGGAATATCGGTATCCACCCTGGCGGATTACGAGCTGGGAAATACAAAGTTTGTTCCGGTAGATAAAGTGGTTTTGATGGCAGACTTATACAATGCTCCGGAATTGAAGTATGGATACTGCAAGCATGAATGTCCTATCGGGAAGATGATGCCGCTGGCAACAAAGGTCAATGGCATTGAGGGCATAGCACTTCGCATGATCCAAGAGTTCGATGCGGATAAGCTGAAGGTTATGAAGAATAACCTGGTAAGCATTGCTTCGGATGGAGTTATCAGTGATGACGAGAAGCCGGAACTGGAAAGCATACTTCAAAAGCTGGATGAAATGGCAGTTGTAATCAGCGAGATGAAGCTGGTTGGTGAAAAGGCATTAAAAGGATAGGTGACGGTTATGGATGCTGCCAAGATGAAAGAGATTTTGAGAAGTGAATATGGAATCAGCAACGAAAAAGAGTTCAATGCGGCGGTGTCTAAGATGGCTGGAATCAACCTTGGAATTTTCACAATGCCGCTGGCAGAAAGGAGTGTTGCAGCGGATGAACAGAAGAAAGAGATGGCTATTGCGTAATGCGAAAATGCTTGCCGTATGCGGAGCCATGGTTTACCTGGCAACTGGATTGACAGAGGTTACAAGCAATGCTGGAGGGGAGAAAGTTTCCTGGCCAGTAATAGAAACTCCACCGATTTTTGCAATTCCGGAAATGGAACTTGAAGAGGAGGAATCGGAAGAAGCACCGCATCAGTCACTGGTTGCTTCGAGAGATTGGGATGCGGAGGAAGCGTACCTGCTGGCGAAAATCGCAATGGCAGAAGCCGAGGGCGAAGATACTGAGGGAAAAGCACTTGTCATCATGGTTGTACTGAATCGTGCCTGGAGCGATAAGTTCCCGGATTCGATTGAAGAAGTCATCATGCAAAGGAAACAGTTCAGTGTTACCCAGGAAGGCGGACGTTGGTGGACGGTAGAGCCAAACGAAGATTGTTACAAAGCCCTGGATATGGTTATGACAGAACAGTGGGATAAAAGCCAGGGAGCATTGTACTTCGAGAGCAAAGGCAAGTCTACATGGCACCAGAACCACCTGGAGTATTTGTTCCAGCATGGCAACCATTATTTCTACAAAGAAAAGGAGGAATAGGCGGTGAAGAAGATGGAGAAGTCCATCATCCGAAACTGGATATGGTTTGTAATCGGCATTGTCCTCACCAAGAAGGCAGTTGAGTTCGCCTATATCGAAAGAGGATATGTAGCATTTGGCGGCGAATGGTTGGTGCTTCCGTTTTTTTTAGGATTAGTTCATTTCGCTAGGGAGTTCAGAAGAAATCTGCCTGGACTGATTGAGTTGTTTAAGGAGGATGCTGATGACAGAAGAATTGAAGAAAATAATCACAGAATGGCGGAGAAAAGGCGTCCATATCTCGGACGAAGAAGCTGAGTATATTCTGCGGTACTGCAAACGCAAGATGGAAGCTGCAAAGGTATCGAATCCGGAGGGGTATCTGCCGCTTTTGTATGAAGATGAAGTGAGGAATTATCTGTATCGGCAAAGCGTAAACGCAACAACGATGCTGAGGAAGCTGAAGGAGGAGGGAGTATGTGTTCAGTTTGTATGAGTAACCCTTGCCATCCCCAATGCCCGAACGCACCGGAGCCGAAGCCAGTTTACACTTGCGATAAATGTGGATATGGAATTTTCGAGGGAGACAAGTTTTTGAATGGTCCCGAAGGTTATATCTGCAAAGATTGTCTCGATGACATGACGGCAGATGAAATATTGGAAATGCTCGGAGAAAATCTCCGAACAGCATAGAAGGAGGAAAAGAAATGGCGAATGAGAATACGCAGGTTGCTGTTCAGCAGCCGGGCAAGGTGAATGTCGTAAAAGAAGTCAAAGGCATACTTGCCAAAGAAAATGTGAAGAAGAGATTCCATGAAGTCCTCGGAAGAAAAGCACCGCAGTTTATGGCATCCATCGTAAACGTGATCAGTGCCACACCAGCTTTGAAGCAGTGCGAACCGAACTCCATCATGGGAGCTGCATTTGTTGCCGCCTCGTTTGATTTGCCGATTGATAGCAATCTTGGATTTGCGGCGTTGGTTCCATATGATAAGTCATTCAAAGATGCGAACGGGCAGTGGCAGAAAATCAAGATGGCACAGTTTCAGATGATGTACAAAGGCTTCATCCAACTGGCGATTCGTTCCGGGTACTACGAGAAGATGAATTATGCGGCGGTGTATGAGGATGAATTGGTGTCTTACAATCCGATTACCGGAGAAATTGAGTTTGTCACCGATTTCTCGAACTGCACTCAGAGAAGTGCCGGGGAAGAAGACAAGATTGTCGGATATTACGCCTGGTTTCGATTGAAGACTGGATTCAGCCAGGAGTTGTTCATGACAACTTCCGATGTAGACAATCACGCAAGAAAGTATTCCCAGTCATACCGATACGACATTGAGAAAAAGAAGACTTCGAGTAAGTGGAGTACCGACTTTGAAGCCATGGCATTAAAGACTGTCATTAAGCTGCTTCTCAGTAAATGGGGTATCTTGTCAGTGGATATGCAAAGAGCTATACAGGACGATCAGAAGGTGTATGACGAGGAAGGTAATGGAAATTACCTGGACAATCAGCCGGATCAGGACAATGGAGAAGACCCGTTTTCAATCGAAGGTTCTGCTAATGAGCTGGAAGAACTGGATATTACAGAGCAGGTGGTGATGATAAATGGTGTTGACGGCTGAAAATTATTATAGCCGAGAGGCAAACTTGGAATACATGTCAGTATCTCAGTATAAAGATTTCGCCGGGACATACGGGAAGATGCAGTGCGAGTTCTATGGAACCGAGAAGCTGGCTGGCAGATGGGAAGATGAAAAGACAACGGCATTGCTGGTAGGCAGCTATGTTGATTCTTATTTTGAAGGCTCGCTGGAACAGTTCAAGAAAGAGAACCCGGACATTTTCCGCCAGGATGGAGGTCTGAAGTCTCCGTATGTGCAGGCAGAAGACATCATCAAACGCATAGAGCGTGATGAATACTTCATGCGATGTATGTCCGGGCAGAAGCAGGTGATTATGACTGGAGACCTGTTCGGATGCAAGTGGAAAATCAAGATGGACAGTTACCTGCCTGGGTCAGCGATTGTTGATTTGAAGATAGTAGAATCCATCACAAAGCTGAAATGGGTGAGAGATATCGGATACCTGGATTTTGTGCGGTACTGGGGATATGACATCCAGGGGGCGATTTACCAGGAGATTGTTTATCAGAATACTGGACTGAGGTTACCATTCTTCATCGCAGGGGCAACGAAGGAAAAACCGGAGTCAGACATCCGAGTAATTAAGGTAGAGCAGCATTACCTGGACGAAGCCAAGAATATGGTTGAAGCCAATATGCCCCGAATCCTCAGAGTAAAAAGCGGAGAGATGGAGCCGGACAGATGTGAGCTGTGTGCTTGTTGCAGACACAACCGTGTGCTGAAAGGATATATCTCAATTACGAATCTGACGGCAGATATTTGATGTACGCAATTTCGGAAGAATTGGTGGTGATAAGATGGCATGGATTAGCGTACATGAGCAGGTAATCGGAGGGAAGCTGAGGAGTTTGGCAAAAGAAATCGGATGTTCGCAGAACGAAGCTCTGGGTATTCTGATACGACTGTGGCTGTGGGCTATCAATAATGCCGGAAAGGATGGCTGCATAGTAGGAGCTGATAAGGATGATGTAGCGGAAGTTCTCAATATCGGTATTGACAGAAGGTACAGTGCAGACAATGTTGTGGACGCACTGGTTGTTACCGGGTGGATTGATATGGAGAACGGACTGTACATCCATGATTGGGAAGAATGGCAGCAGCAGTGGTACAAAGCTATTGAAGTTAGAGAAAAGGAGGCTGCCCGAAAAAGGTTAGAGCGAAGCAGGAAGCGTATGATTAAGAATCAGACAGAAGTAAATCCTGCACCCGGCCAGGAACCTGCCAGGGAAGATATGGAGGAGGTTTTACCGAGTCCGCAGCTAAATATCCCACAAGTCGAACCACCAAAACAGCAACCAGCCGCCGCTTACATGAAAGATTTCGAGGAATTATGGCAGTTCTACCCAAGGAAAGTCGGCAAGGGCGATGCCTATAAGAAGTACAAGGCTCGTCTGAAAGACGGCTGGAAACCGGAAGAATTATTGGAGGCGGTGAAAAATTATGCAAGTAAGGTATCCAGAGAGAGAACAGAACAGCAGTACATCAAACACGCAAAGACATTTTTCTCGGACAGCACACCGTTTATTGATTTTCTTCCAAGTAAGGATGAAAAAGTGTCGCAAGCATTAGCTGAGAATGACGATGATCCATACGCAGATTGGAGGTAAAAGATGGAGACAAGAGAAGCTGTTGGCAAAGATGGTCTTCTGTACTGCACGGTCTGTGGAGAGAGGACTGAAAGAGAAATTGATATGCCGATCCTTGATGGGAATGGCGGAACCAAGAAGATTAAGGTTCATTGCATTTGTAGATGTGAAAGAGAAGCGAAAGAAGCCCAGGAGCAGAGGATACGGTATGAGGAAGAACGGAGACAGATCGACAGCCTTAAACAGTTGAGCCTACTCGATGCCAAGTCCAGGGAAGTCTGCTTCCGGACTTATGAGGTTAAACAGGAGAACCGGAAGGTGTTTGGCATCGCAAAGAGGTATGTTGAGAACTTCGACAAGATGTACGCTCAGAGCCAGGGAATGCTGTTTTGGGGAGATGTGGGAACCGGAAAAAGTTATACCGCAGCCGCCATAGCCAACGAGCTTATGGAGCGGATGAACTCGGTGATTATGACATCATTCGTGAAGCTGTTGCAGGATATGCAGGGTTTCGATACGGATGACGGGAGCTACATGAACCGACTGAACCGAGCTAAGCTGCTTATTATTGATGACCTTGGAGCTGAGCGTGGTACAGATTACGCCTTAGAAAAGGTGTATGACATCATTGACAGTAGATACCGAAGCGGTAAGCCAGCTATTTTTACAACGAACCTGACAATGCAGCAGATGAAGGAATGCGCTGACATTCGGTACAACCGAATCTATGACAGAATATTTGAGATGTGCTACCCGGTGAAATTTGAAGGATTGTCATGGAGAAAGCGTGGGGCCGCCGAACGATACGCAAATATGAAGAAGATACTGGAGGGTTGACATGGAGGTTAGAAACATAGGGAAGAACATTAAAAAAATGCGTGAAAGCCGGAGAATTACGCAGAAACAGTTGGGAGAGATGATCCAAAAGGGAGAAAGTGCTATCGGAAATTACGAGACTGGCAGTACAGACATACCGCTTTCTGCCTTGCTTAACATTGCGAATGCCTTTAAGTGCAGACCGGAGGAGTTGTTTGGCGTACAGGTGGAGAAAAGCAGTGTAATCGAACTGAAAATTTATACCAAAGAAGACCGATTGAATGTTGCACAGATCTTGATTGACAATGGATATACGGTCAGCCAGGGGAAAAGACAGCGGACCCCGACCGGGAAGACGCTCGATTACTTCCTCAAAGTAGCAGAGGACGGTGACAATGCTGACACCGCCAAGTAGGAGACAACATGAAAAATGAAGTTAGATTTGTTGTCCTGGGAGAGCCAAAAGGCAAGGGAAGACCCAGGTTCAGCACTCAGACTGGCAGAGCCTTCACTCCGAAACAGACCGTGAACTATGAAACGCTGGTACATACAGAGTATATGGTTCAGTGCCATGGATTCCGGTTTCCGGACGATGCCATGCTGGATTTGAGAATCCTGGCATATTACAGTATTCCGAAAAGCGGAAGCAAGAAGGCGAAAGCACAGAAGCTGGCGAATATCATCCGCCCGACCAAGAAGCCGGACATGGACAACGTAGTGAAGATGGTGGCAGATGCCCTCAACCAGGTGGCGTATAAGGATGATACACAGATTGTAGATTGCCAGGTTCGTAAGTTCTTTTCAGAAGAACCGAGGGTTGAGGTAATCATCCGGCAGATTGGAGGTGATGAGCGATGAAAGCACTTGTTGCAGTCATGGTAGCAATCATCGGGATTGGAATGATTTGCGAGAAAGACAAAAGCAGAGCGAAAAATCTCACGGTTGGATTTGTGGTAAGCGTGATAGCTTTAGCGATTATGGTGACGAATTAGGAGGAAAAGCACATGGCAGAAGAATTAAGTTTGGTGATTAAGAATCCGAACGAATGAGAGTTTCTTAAACATATCGAATGGAACAAAGAGCAGTTCATGGAGCGTGTTGCTTCGGTGACAGAGCAGTATGAAGGTTTGACATATACAGACGAGCAGATTAAGGATGCAAAATCTGACCGGGCAGGATTGAACGCTATGAAGAAAGAGATTTCTGACCGCCGCATCCAGGTGAAGAAGGCTGTAATGGAGCCGTATACTCAGTTCGAGAAGGAAGTTGCGGAGGTTGTAGCTCTCATTGAGAAACCGATTGCAATGATTGATGCCCAGATTAAAGAGTACGATGAACGTGTGAAGGGCGAGAAGAAGCAGGCGTTGAAGGAATACTTCGAGGAGATTGCCGCTGATTTGGAAGGAGTCCTCACATTTGACAGAGTTTTCGATCAGCGGTATCTGAACGCTACGGTCAGCCTTAACAAAGCCAAGACGGACATCAAGGATAAGGTTGAAAGAGTAAATACGGATTTGAACACCCTGAATAGTCTGGAAGCTGAGTACAGAATGTTTGCCCGAGATGTGTATGTGAAGACGCTTGATATGTCCAAGGCAATGGCTGAAATCAGCAGACTCCAAGAGCTGAAGAAGCAGGAGGAAGAAAGAATCCGTAAGGAGGAAGAAGCGAAAGCGGCAAAGGCTGCGGCTGAAGAAAAAGCTGCTGAATCTGTACCAGAACCCGTTGAAGTTGTACAGAAATCCGAAAAAACTGCACAGAATACAGCCGGAATTACGCAGAAAGAGGAGGTAGCACCGCACGAAAATGAAAAAGTCGAATCCGGAGAAAAAACCGTACTTACTGGTGGAATGTCTATCGACACCCCAGATACGACCGCAGGTGCGAAAAAGGTTGCGGAGGAAGATACAAAACAGTACAAGGCATCCTTCACCGTATACGGAACAAAGGCTGAAATCATGGACTTAAAGCAGTTCATGATTGAGCATAAAATCAAATTTGGAAAGGTGGAAAAGTGATATGGACGGATTTGAACAGAACCTGCATATTGCCGACAGTGCATTTGAAGGGATGCGGCATGATGCGGACCGTGTGTTGCAGAAATTATTGAAGAACATGGTCGAGAAAGAAAGCCTGGAAGGCAGCGTCACCATTAAGATTGATATTTCGCTTACCCAGGAGTACATTGCGAATACTGATCCGGACATCGAAGGGGAAACCCGGAGGGTGCTGTCTCCTGCATTTACCCACAAAGTTGGTTCTATGATGCAGATTAAGGACGAAGCAAAAGGCGGCATCAACTACGAAGGAATGGAAATGGTATGGGATGACGAACTGAAAGAGTTTGTTGTGAAGCCGATCGCCAACACCACGCAGAGGACAATTTTCGATGCTGACTTTCAGTGCGTCAACGATCCCGATGGGGAATGTGGTGAAGGAGGAGAACAGCCAGCCCTCGAAGGGAGGCGGATTGCAGCTTTACCTGGACCTATTATTGGAGAAAGCGATGAATCGGATGAAGGAGTAGACGGGGAAGTTCCTGGAGGCGATACCGAAGCACCAGAAGAATCTGATGATGAAGTCGAGGATATGTCTGATTCGTTTGCCGGAATGAATCCTCCGGAAGAAAATATTACACCGGATGATTTGCCTTTTGGAGGAAGTTGCGAAGAAGATGATTACGGCTACGAGGAGCCGGGAGAGGAGTTCTGATTATGAATATTTATGAAAAGATGTGGAATGAACGCAAGAAAGAGCTGCTGGACAAAATCAGCAAAGCACCGAATGCTAATGCGGCATCCAGATATGTTGAAGAATTAACCAGCATGATTCGCATGGAAGTGTTCGCATCCACTAAGGAAGTGCAGATGAAGCTGGAGAGAGTAGTTGGTCTGTGTACTATCCATATCACACCCGAAAATAAGGAACAGACAGCGGAAGAAAGAGAGAGGTCCTTCCTGGAACTGAAGGAAGCGGCTATGCCTATGCTGGAATACCTCAATGAGCATTTTGACCCGCACACAACAGCAGTTATTACAGAAGGGCGAGTAACCGTCGTAAGAGATGAAATTGGCGTACCGCTCCCGGTAAGAGATTAAGGAGGAGAAGTAATGAGTACAATGAGAAGTTTGGCGAGAACAGTCGCACACAATAAGAGTTACCGGAAATGCGGAACCACAGATATGTTCCAGTATTTCTTCACTAAGCTGTGGAGAGAGAAGGGGCATCCGGCAGCAACTGGCAGACGTAGTTGGAGAGCCTGCAAGAAACCGTATGGGAGGAAGTAATCATGAATAAGCGAATAATGGAGATTAAAAGACCGAGCAATCCCCAGGACGGACCTTGTGATGGGGTGATGGGAGTGGTTGAGTGTATCCGAACTGATTTCCTGGAGAATCCGGCGGAAGGAGAAGCAGCGTTCCAGCAGAGATCTATGAGCGAAGCTCACATCACAGCTTCCGTTGAGATTGGAACCTTTGGAATCCGGGATATGGAAACTGGAGTTATGCTGACTGTTTGCCTGGAGGATGCAATGGAAGTTATGAAGATGGCACTTGAAGCATCGAAAGGAGATTTGATATGCCAGGGAGCATCGGACAATGCAGGAAGTGCGGAAAGCGAATAATGTTTGTCCGGATGAAATCCGGTAAGAGTATGCCAGTTGACACTAGATTCGTCAATTTTAAGAAGGAACCGGGTGGTAAGGACAGAATTGTCCTTCCCTCCGGGGAAGTCTTGTCTTGCACTGCTGGAGTCAAAGCGGAAGAAGCTGACGGATACGGGTACATATCGCATTTCGCAACCTGCGGAAAGTAAAAGAAAAAGACCGCACCACTGGGGTACAGCCTCATTCACAACCTATCGCCATTATAGGCGAATCATTAACGAATGTCAAGGAGGTACGCACAGTGGGAAGCAAAACACAACCTAAGAAATATCTTGTAACAGAAAGTGAATTGTCGATGATTGCGGAGTTGTCTGCGAACACGGCGATTAAAGCCTATGAAGACAGACATAAGCAGGAAGAGAAGGAGCGGCAGAACAGGGTGCTGAATAGTGCTAAGATTCTGATTATGAATTACCGCCGATTCAAAGGAATGGCTGGAAATGCAGTCTATGACGGCCGTACAACCACAGACGATGCTCTGAAGGAAATACTGGAACTTATGCAGGGGGGATTCCGGAACTCAGAGTTTGAAGTCCTCAGCATCAAAGAGAAGACCATGAGGACGAAGATGATACTGGATCATGTAGATACCATGCTGGGAGTCTACAAGAAACAATGTGAAAATTCGGTAGACCCGGAGGAAAGCAGACGTTATCGGGTGATTGAAGGGATGTACCTCATAGAGAAGCCCAAAACGGTAGCAGAACTGGCAGAAGAAGAACACGTCACAGAGAGAACCATTTTCCGTGATAGGGATATTGCTTATAAGAGATTGGCAATTCTGTTCTTTGGTATTGACGGCGTTAGGTTTTAGGTACGTGTCATAATGATGTCATTGTCATTTCAGTCCATAGGATGTAATATGATAAACAGCCAACAACCCAAAATGTCACCACCAACACACAGAGCCATGTAGTTTTTCTTCCCGAAAGTGCATGAAAGGCTGGCAGAAACGCCAGCCTTTAAGCCTGTATATGGTAGACAAATTAACGAGCAGGACTGTCCGGAGCAGGATGGTCTTTTTTGTTGTCATCCGAAATGCTCTCGCAGGCATCCACGATTGCCCGGCAGAGTCCGCTGAACGGTACAGCGGTAAGAGAAAGGTCCCTCACCAGGTTGGTGAGCGAGACGGTTTTCTGATTGCCGTACTTTTCATCCAGGGCGGATGTCTTAGCCACATAGAACTCCCACAAGTTCATGTCCAATATATTCCGCTCTCTTTCTTTTGCTGTGTACACGGTGAAGACGTACACATCGGAGTTACGCTGCATAGGGGCGTCCGGTCGATAGTCTCCGATTTCATCCGGAACTTTCGCAGGAGCTATGCTGAAAGAGATGCGAGGCGTACTCCCCGGGTGCGGATTCCATGACTGTATGTATGCGGCAGATTTTACCTCAATCCTGCACGGAAAACTCGAATTTTCCAGTCGGGGGGGGGTACTACGGTTGGTGATATTTGGACCTACAAGGTCGAATGGTTCAAAGTTGGAGCGGATGTTATTGTTGGTGAAAATCCCTCCAAGATCAAGGGCGGCTTTTACGATAAACTCTGCGAACACTCCACGCTGAGTATTTCGGAGCATATCGGAGTAAGCCCATTGCCAATAGTCGGCAATATGGAACGGCAGGACTGAACTGCCATCCATAAGATGTTCCAGCCCGGTCAGCATCCGCTGATTGGAGCCGGAGTAGTTTGCGGTTCGTAAAGAACCAAGGTTGGTATCGTCCATGGTATTTCCTCCTTCGGGAAGAATTATAGCACAAAAGGAGATGGTGATAAATGAAAAAAATTGAAGTTGGCAAAATGAGAGTCGGGGATTTGAAGCACAATTTCGGGAACCCTCGAAAGATTTCTAAGAAGAAAGTCGAAGAACTGGAACGATCATTGGATATGTTCGGGGATTTCGGCATTTTTTTGATTGATGAACATGATAATGTCATCGCCGGGAATCAGCGTTCCCTCATACTGGAGAGGAGAGACCCGGACATTGAAGTAGATGTGAAAAGGTTGATTGGCTACACAGAGGCTGAACTCCGGGCAATCAACATCCAGGATAATGTCCACGCTGGAGAATGGGATTTGGAACTGCTGGCTGATTGGACCGCAGACCTCACGCTCGACCTGGGAGTAGACCTCAACAATGAGAGTCCTGACGAACGGAAAATTGAGGATATGGAGCTGATACGATATGAGAAGTACAATTACGTTATGATTGTCTGCAAGAGCGAGATTGATTATAACGATTTGGTTCGTAAGCTCGGAATTGAAGGCAGAAAGGTGGCTATCACCAAGAAGCGCAAGATTAAGGCCAGGGCAATTTGGTACGATCAGATGAAAGCTCAGATTACCGAGAAGCCAGTCGAACAGCCTCAGCCGCATGACGATGGGAAGGGGGAGCAGGAATGAGATATTTGATTGTAGCGGCACACCCGGACGATGAAGCCCTGGGAGCCGGAGCAACCATGCACAAGGCAGCCAAGCATGGCGATGAAGTGTATGTCTGTCTGCTCAGTCACTGGAGTCCTACGAGGGATGACAACCTGGAGGAAGGTATTGCATCCAGTCATGCTATCTTGGGTGTGAAGAAGTCCTATGTCGGTGATTTTGGGTGCATGAGATTCAAAGATGAAGATCATCACGCAATCGTCAGATTCATCGAAGCGGCCATCAAGGACTGCCAGCCGGAAGTATTGATTACGCATCACCCGGCTGATGTCCATGTAGATCACGGTATTACCTCAGAGTGCTGCCTGGAAGCAGCAAAGCTCCCAATGCGGCAGATATGCTCAGTTGGACCAATTAAGAGTATATTGTTCATGGAGGTGCCTTCCTCCACTGATTGGAACATTAACACATCTGTCGGTTGCTTCAGACCAAACGCCTTCATGGAGGTGTCACAAGAAGACATCCGGAAGAAGTTCGATGCTATCAGCGTGTATAAGGATGTCATTCGCAATGCTCCGCACCCTAGAAGCAGTAATGTTCTGACATCCATGGCGATTTGCCGGGGGAGCCAGGCAGGGGCTGAATATGCAGAAGCCTTCCAGCAGGCGTTCAGATTGGGGGTGTAGGTGATGATGGTAACAATTCACCAGCCATGCTACCTCCCATACCTGGGAATATTCCATAAGATTTGGAAGGCAGATGTCTTCGCCTATTTGGATGACGCTCAGTACAGCAATGGGTATGTGTTTGAGTGGAACCGGATAAAGACACCGCAGGGCGAGTGCCGACTGAAGGTTCCGCTGGAGAAGAATTTCGGCGATACACTCAGAAAAGTATTGCCGAAGGATTTCCTCGGATGGCAGAAGAAGCACCTAAAGACCATAGAGATGAACTATAAGAAGGCTCCGTATTTTGCGGAGTTTTTTCCGTTGCTGGAAAAAATGCTGATGAAGCACTATAACAGCCTGGCGGATTTGAACGTCACGCTGATGAATCTGTTTATGGAATGGTTCGGGTGGAAGAAGCCAGTGTACTTCACATCTGACATGGAACTGGAGAGCAGGGCAGAAGCCAGGGTGATTGAGATATGCCAATGCCTGGGGGCAGATGCCTACCTATCCGGAACTGGCGGAAGAAACTACCAAGAGCCGGACCATTTTGCTGATGCCGGGATAAAGCTGGTGTACCAGGAATGGGAGCCGTTGGAATATCGGCAGCAATGGGGAGAATTTCTCCCGTATTTGTCCGTTCTGGATTTTGTGATGAATGAAGGGCATGACATCGACAGCCACTTCAGACGGATGGAGGAGGTGATTGCCAGTGGAAGATAAGGAATTGACTCTTGGGATTTATGTCCAAAGCTACCACCGATACAACAAGATTCTGACCCAGGACCTCCTGGAGCATTGCACCTATGTTGTAAGGGAAAGCGAGGCGGAACTGTACCGCAAGGCAGGAGTGGAGAGTGTATGGGCGGCTCCGGATGAAGAAGTCAACAATGCCATCAAGACATACTGGTGGATAGTAGACAATGCACCGGAAGACATCGTTTTCATAGCAGACGATGATATTGAAGATATGATGTACCGCCTGGATGACACCACCCGGCTGAATAAAGATAAGGACACCATCATGGCTGAGATCGAAAGAATCGCACAGCTCATGGTTGACTTGAATGTAGGATACGCTTGTATTGATGCCACCGGAATCCCGTATGGGTACGATGGCGAATTTGCATTTAAGGGAACGTCCGGCTCCCTGAAGTGGGTGTACAAGAAAGTGCTGAAGGCACGTCCGGATGAAAAGTGCAAGTACAACTATGATTTGGACCTGGTATTGCAGGAACTCCTGCATAACAGAATTATTCTGAAGCCGAGGTACATCGTCTGCAAAGATTACCAGGATGTCAATGCCGGGGGCGACAGCTCCAAACTCCGACAGGATCAGATAGACAGCATCGAGAACATGAAACGGAAGTGGGGAAAGTATTTCAAGTACAATTACAAGAATAACAAGCCAATGATAAATGTTCCTCGGTAAAAATCAGTAAAACCAGTCAACTTCCATTTGACAACGGTGCCGCAGATGCTACGATACGGTCACGACAACAAAACCAATTAGGAGGTATGACATTATGGCTTATGATTTGGTGACTAAGAACGGTCACAATATGTACGACATGGCATCTATGATGCAGAAGGCAATCCGGAGGAGCAATCCGAATCTGGCAGGATATGCTGCCTATGAGCTGTTCGGGAATTTTCACACCTATATGTGGAAACGCCTTGTGGTGGTATCGGCAGAAGACTGTTATGGTATCATCACAAAGGAGATTATCGCCCTGAAGCTGGCAGATGACTTTTGCAACAAAGGAAGAAAGGGATATGATAAAGACCCGTTGTTTGCGGCGAAAGCAATCACCCTGCTCTGCCTGGCAAGAAAGAATCGAGACGCCTGCTATGTAGCTTGTAACTTTATGCTGCCGGATAGAATCCTGGACGAAAGCGAGATTGAACACGTTGACATCACGAAATGCCACCTGGGAGTTGAAGGCATCCCGGACTGGGTGTTTGATGTTCATACGCTCACCGGAAAGAAGAATGGCAAGACAGATCTGGATATGACAATCGAGGAGCAGGCAGCATTGGAACCGAAGCAGTTATCTCTGTTCGATGATTGCTCTTGGGAGAACTACTATACCTGGGCGAGAAGTCAGGGCAAGGTGGGAAACAGGGAGTGGGCGGACTTCCAGCAGTTCAAGAAGGGAAGAAATCTGGAGCCGGAGTATTAAGAATTAGGAGAAACGAAATGAATGAGATAAAAGTAGGAGACCGGGTGATGTGGGAATCGCAATCACAGGGATCGTGGAAAAGAAAAATAGGCAAGGTTGTTGGTATGACTGATAATACCTTAGATGTAGAAGTAGATACGGTTGTTCGTATAGACCCCGATACAGGGAAAGAGGTTGGCGAAAGGAAGCAGTTGAAGAAAGGAAAGAGGTATACTCCACGCAGGAGGTTTTGCCGTAAAGTAAATTAAGGTATCTGCAAAGGAGGAAGAAATGAAATTTTTGAATGCCAGATATGCTAAGGTATATAGTCATAAGGGGCTTGACATCTGCACTCTTAAAAGTGCCTGTCCGGCAAAAGGGGATAGACTGGGTTATGTGATTGATGATGAACGCTTTGCGGGTCAGGACTTTGAATTGTTGGAACATGCTGTCAGGGCGATAGATTTACAATGTTAAGATTTCTTCGATTAACCTATTGACACCGGAACCGCAGGTGCTACGTTACGAGTGCGATGAATCACATGGAAGCGGAGGTAGGCGATATGGTAGTAAGAGATGGCAAGCTGGTAAAGCAGACTGACATAGTAAGGGAAGCAGTAAAAGCCGGGGAGTGGAAGAAAGCTCTCCGGATAGCAAAGGATTTCCGGTTGAATGTAACCCAGGAGCAGAGGAGTACAATGGCCCGGGCATATGAATGTATGGTACACCCGGAGTTCTACCGACAGATAGGTACAGACATAGCCGGAGCGATAGCGAAGGGGAAAGAAGTAGTGAACTGTCTGTATGGGGCGTAGCCGCCCGTAAACGGAATAGATAAATAAACCTTCAAAGGAACTCGAAACATGGCTGCATGAGGCTGTAACGAGTTCCTTTTTGGTGTTCAAGAAAGGTGGTGAGACAGATGTGGCACAGAAGGACTTAAAGCCGGTACGAACCAAAGAGGAAGCAAAGGAGCGAGGTAGGGCAGGAGGTATCAAGTCCGGCGAGGTAAGAAGGGCAAAAAAATCAATGCGAGAGACAGCGAAAGCTCTCATGTCCATGGAGGTGGTTGGAGAAAACAACCGCAAGAATTTGGAAGCCTTCGGAATCAGCAAGGATGATATGAACTACCAGACAGCAGTTGTTGTTCGTATGATGCAGAAGGCACTGGTCGAAGGTGACACATCTGCCATCCGGTTGATAGGAGAGCTTACCGGAGACTTGAACCGATTTGGAATAATTCCCGAAGACGAAACGGATATTGTTGAGTTGGCGTACCCGACAATCAATCTGCCGGACAACGGAAGGGACAGGAAGAATGCCTTCGAGCTGGCTCCCCAGGCAGGACCGCAGACAGCGTTCATGTCATCCCCGGCAGACATCATCATATACGGTGGTGCGGCTGGCGGAGGTAAGACATATGCTTTGCTGTTGGAAGCCCTGCGGCATAAGGATGTCAAAGGATTTGGCGCTGTCATATTCCGTCACAACTACAATCAGATCACGGCAGAAGGTGGTCTATGGGATGCAAGTCAGAAGATATTCGGGCAGGTCCCGGATGCACACCCACGAAAGTCTCCAAAGCTGCACTGGAGATTTGACGGCGGAAGTAAGCTGAACTTTGCTCACATTGAGAGAGAAGAAGATTTGCAGTCTTGGCAAGGTACTGAGATTGCGTACATCGGATTTGACGAGCTGACTCACTTTACGAAGCACCAGTTCTTGTATATGCTCTCTCGAAACAGAAGTACCTGCGGTGTGAAGCCGTACATGAGAGCCACCTGCAACCCGGACGTAGATTCCTGGGTTGCTGATTTTATTTCATGGTGGATAGACCAGGACACCGGGTATCCGATTCCGGAACGCTCCGGGCAGATTCGGTGGATGGTGAATATCAACGATGTCATCTCCTGGTTCGCTACCAGGGAGGAGGGCGTTAAGTTTGCCATAGAGCAGGGAATCGCACCGGACACAGCAGAGAAACTTCCGAAAAGCGTGACGTTCATCGCCAGTAAGCTGGATGATAACAAAGTGCTGATGGAAACGGACCCTGGATACATTGCGAACTTGTTGGCGATGACCGAGGTTGATAAGGAACGACTGCTGAATGGTAACTGGAAGATTAAAGCTGCCGCTGGTAAGTATTTCTTACGAAGCCAGGTACGAATGATTGACCGACTGCCCGATGACATCATCATGTGGTGTAGGGCATGGGATTTGGCTGCTACTGACGAAGATGAAGATGGCGATGCCGACTTCACGGCTGGCGTACTCATGGGACTAAGGAGAACCGGAACGGTAGTTGTAGCGCACGTTATCAACCAACGTATCAAGGCAGGAGATGTTGAAAAACTGGTACTGAATACTTCAATCTCAGATAGAGCTAAATTTGGATTCCAGTATGTAATCAGAGTGCCACAAGACCCTGGTGGAGCAGGAAAGACCCTTGCGGCACACTACGTTAAGTTACTGACCGGATTCAATATCAAGATAGTTCCGGTATCCGGAAACAAAGAATTAAGGGCAACGCCGCTGGCTGCACAGTGGCAGAATGGCAATGTTGAAGTCCTCATAGGCGATTGGAACGATGCCTACTTCTCGCAGTTGGAGTCCTTCCCGGAATCCAAGCATGACGATATGGTGGATGGCTCGTCTGATTCCTTCACAGAACTCACGGGTGATGGTTTTGACATTGACAGTTTACTCTAAGGAAAGGAGGTAAAGAAAGAATGAATGAACAGCAGAAAGCCATGCTGGCTCAGCAGATGAAACTGCAAAGAGGAGCCGCAATCATTGAAGGCACCCAAGATAAGTTCCGGCAGGACGGATACAGCAATTTGCTGAATAAGTATGGCACGAAGCAAGATAACTCCACGGCATACCAGTACAACCAGGAGATTATCACGAATGACCTGGAACTCATACGGTTGTACGAAGGGAACGGTCTGTTTACGAAAATCATTGACCGACCATCAGAAGAAGCTGTAAAGCATGGCTTTGATATCGACTATGGCGATGAAGGCATCACAGAATATGTCGATGATCGGATGGATGACCTGGACATGGAGGAAAAGTTCGCCACTGCTGAGAAATGGGCGAGACTCTACGGCGGCTCAATCATCGTAATGCTTGTCGATGACGGCAGGGGACTGGAAGAACCTCTCGACTGGAGTAATGTCAGAAGCATCGAAGAACTCCGGGTGTTTGAAAGGGCAATCGTCCAGCCGGACTACACCTCTATGTACCATTTCCACTTCATGGATACGCTTGACAGCAAGAAGCCATTTGGGGAGCCGGAATACTACCAGGTGTTCAGCATTTACGGGTACTTCATTGTACACCGGAGCAGGTGTCTGGTATTCAGAAACGGCAGACTGCCGGAGCAGACCACCAATGCAATCTATCGGTATTGGGGCATCCCGGAATATGTCAAGATTAAGCGAGCGTTGAGGGAGTGCATTACTTCCCACGAAGACGGCGTGAAGTTGTTGGAACGCTCGGTTCAGGCAATCTATAAGATGAAGAACCTGGCGAATATGCTCAGTACGGAAGATGGTGAGAATAAGGTATTACAAAGGCTCCAAGTCATTGATATGGCGAGGGGCATTTTAAATTCCATCGCAATCGACACGGACGGCGAGGACTATGATTTCAAATCCTTGCAGATGTCCGGCATCAAAGATGTGATTGATTCTACCTGCAATATGCTGTCGGCAGTCACGAACATACCGCAGACGATTCTGTTCGGTCGTTCTCCTGCTGGCATGAACTCCACTGGAGATAGTGACCTGGAGAACTACTACAACATGGTGGAGAACATTCAGAAGCAGAACATGAAGGCGAATGCCCGGACTGTTATTGATCTGATACTGAAGCAGGGAGCATTGGAAGGCAGGATTCCGGAAGTGCCGAAGTACAAGATGAAGTTTTCCGCTCTCTGGTCCATGTCTGACACAGAACAGGCAAATGTGGAGCAGACCAAGGCACAGACAGAATACGCCAAAGCTCAGACGGCTCAGATTTACATGGACAGCAATGTTCTTGATCCGTCAGAGGTACGGAAGTCTCTGGCATCCGAAGGCGATTTTGAAGTAGAGGAGGTATTGGCTGATGATGACCTCAATTTGCCGGATGATATGTTTGACCTCTCCTCAGCAGAAATGCTGGGAACATCGGCTGTATCACCCGGGGAGCCGATTGAAATTTTCGGCACTGACATCGACAAGAAGACTGATGATGATGCCGGAACTGAAGTTATTGAAGTCCTTGGAATCGGTGAAGAAAAGGTCGGTATCGCTGACACAATCGAAATCGACATTCCGAATGAGGATGGAGGAGATTTTCCGGCAGCCGCAGTTATAATCATCAAGGACGGCAAGATTCTATGTGCTTCCAGGAGGAACAATGAAGGCGTTTGCGGACCGGGCGGTCACGTAGAAGAAGGTGAGACACCGGAAGATGCAGCTGTAAGGGAGGCAATGGAGGAGTTCAACATCGTACCCTTTAATCTTCTACCAGTAGGAGAATATAAAGGCTCCTCGGGGCAGTATATGCCTTCAATGGTGTACTTCACCGACCAGTTCACCGGAACTCCGGAGGCAGACGGCGATGAAATGCTGAATGAGAGATGGATGTCTCTGGAAGAACTGCAAAGCCAGTTATTATTCCCTCCGTTTGAAGCCGGGCTGGATATGCTGACCGAAATGCTGGCTGGGGGATAAGATGATGTCACTCGGATTGTCCTATGGACGGTCACAAGGACAGTCACGCATTTTGTCACTGACCATACCGTCACCGTCATCGTAACCGTGTGAAAAAACATACGGTTATTTTAATGGAAAAAAATATCAGTTTTTCTATTGACACCTCGGGAGTATCTGTTACGATACGCCCACGATGAAACAAATGCAGTAACCCAGGAGGTACGATATGGATAATTTAAGCAGAGAGCAGTTGGAAAAAATGGTTGATGTCCTGGCAAGCCTGGTACTCGAATTTGTAGACGCTCAGACAGCAGAGAGATTGCTCAGAGCCAATGGCTTTGAAAGCGAGGAGCTGGCGGCTATCGGGTTCGATACGGAGGTGGAATAATGTCAGATACGTTACAGTTTGATGAAAAGGCAATCAAGGGATTGTTCCGGCAGTATGTCGGTAGTTTCGAGGATGCCGAGAGACACACGAAGGAAGCGGTCCAGGAGGCGGAGATATTTGATTCGTTCTTGACCGGGGCGATTCCTTCCAACATGGGATTGCAGATTGCAATGTATGAAAAGGCTATGAATGTAGCTGTCGAGTTTGAGGAGGATGGATTCGTTGCAGGATTCAAATATGCCATGAACTTGTTATTAAGCCAGGAGCAGGAGTTTGCGGCTGATACACAAATTCCTACCTCTGAAGCAGAAACAAGGCGGCATGAGGCAGTAAATGCACCAAAACCAGTCCCTAAGATGACTGATTGCTTCATCACATCATTGCAGATTGCAGAATTGTTCCAGACACCGAATTTCAAGATTGTGAAACGCATTGAAGAACGGATAATGCCACTGCTGGATGACAGCAGCAAGGCTTTGTTTGAGAAGACATCCGGTATGAACTCTCAGAATAAGCCTGTGACATATTACAAGCTGAACCAGGCGGCTTGCATGATGTACCTGGAAACAATAGAGCCGAATAAGACAAAGTTCCTCAACATCGCTGGCGGATATGCTAAACTCCAGGAGCTGATGCAAAAGGTGTTCCCGACAGAAAAGGTTCCTCTCCCTGTATAGCGGGAGAAAAACTGAATAGAAGACCACGAACAGTCTGTGCTATCCGCATGGGCTGTTTTTATGTTTTTGAAGGAGGTGGTGATAAATGTGAATGAACGTCAGATGAATCGACTGCTGATGGAAAAAGTCAGTAAGAAATTCTACGGTCACGACACACTGAAAAGTAAGTATGAACCTCAGATACCAGCTTCTGCTGAAAGGGAGCATGTCAGAATCACGAACGCATACATGGCAATTCTGAAAAGCGAACTGGAAGAACAACTCCCCAAGCTGAAGGAAGCCTATAAGCAGGAACGGGATGCTGATGTGAAGAACCGCAGAAATGATTCTGCCACCGATTTGCAGTTGGCGATTACCAGCATATTCAACACGATTAAGAACAATGTCATTGCGAGGACCATAGGCTTCGGACTCCGCCGCAGATTAGAGAACCTGGCACAGCTCAATCGCAAGCTGACGGTGAAGGAATGGAAACGGGCAATCAAAGCTACCCTTGGTATAGACATCCGAGAGGATTACTACCTGGGTGATTTTTATGTTGCTGAGTTGCAGAAGTGGATTGATTACAACGTCAGTCTGATTAAGACCATTCCGGAAGAAACGCTGGATAAGATGCGGGACATCGTATATGACGGCTTCACCAACGGCAAGACCACCACCCGGATAGTGAAAGAGATTCAGAAAGCATACGGTGTCAGCCGCCGCCGGGCGGAACTCATTGCACGGGATCAGACGGCGAAGCTGAACGGTCAGATACAGAAGGCTCAACAGCTCGATGCCGGGATGACGGAGTACATTTGGTCCACATCTGGCGATGAGCGTGTCAGACGCAGCCACAAGGAGCTGAATGGCAAGAAGTTCTCCTGGAATGACGCCCCGGTCAATTCTGATGGGCGGAAATGTCATCCGGGGGAGGATTACCAATGCCGCTGTATTGGCAGGCCCGTATTCAACCGCAACATCAATCTGCCATTCGTAGATGATGAACCAGCGAAAATAACCATAAAGAAGAATGGAGGTTAGGAAAATGGATGTAGTAATCAAAAACATCTGCCAGGCTCTCAAAGAGGAGGCAGAAGCAATTATCAGCTACACAGACAAGATTCGCTGCACTTCGGAAGTTAACGGTGCGGAGGCGGTCGTAATGCAGCTCGCCAAAATCCGTCTCGATGAAGTGGAGCATATTCAGAATCTGACTCTGGAACTCACCAGGCTGATGATGGCTGATACAGAACCTGCCGCTGAATCTGGCGGTGAAGAAAGTGAGCAATAAAGAAGGCTATCCGGACAGAACAGCAGACATCGCCATCGGCAGGGTAGCCAAGCAGGAGAAGATGGCGGCGAAGAAAAAAGCAGGAGGAAGAAAAGAGCATGGAAAGCAGAGAACCACCCAAACTGAAAAAGGTAACAAGAATTGACAGCGTCCCTGCCGGAAGTACCTACTTCAACGAGCAGGGTTTTTTGTATGATACGCCGATTGTTACCTCAACCGGAATCTTTGAATACGGATTGCCGGACGGAGGCGTAAGGAGAGAGCTAAGACTTCCGGAACACGTTTTTGATAAACAGTCCCTTGCCTCGTATGCTGGGAAGCCAGTGATTATCACGCACGAAGCAGGGGCAATCGACAAGAACAATGTGATGAAGGAGATTGTAGGAACGATCACAAGCGAAGGATTCCGGGACGGGGAAGATGTAAGATGCAAAGTTGTCATCCATGACATTGAAAAGGTGAAAAAAACACCGTACCGGGAGTTGAGTCTAGGATACAACCTGGACCTCATAGAAGAACCTGGCGAATGGAATGGTGAGAAGTATGATGCTATTCAGACGAACATTCGCATCAATCATCTGGCGATTGTAGATAAAGCAAGAGCCGGGGAGCAATCGCATCTCAATCTCGATGGTAAGAAAGTCGGGTTAGATGATAGAAAAATACCAAAAGGAGGTAGAAGCAAAATGAAAGATGCAACAAGAAGTGATAGCGTTGCAATGACACCGGAAGAACTGGTTGAAGCAATCAATGCCTATAAGTCTTCCAAAGGTGGCGGTTCAGCAGAAGAACCTACTGCCGGAGCTGGTGACGGTATCAACAACGAAGGCGGTGCGGCGGAAGTTCCTGCTGAACCCGTTACAGAAGCACCCGCAGCAGCAAGCGAGGCTGAGCCTGCCGTACCGACCGAAGCTACGGAACCGGAGAAAGAAGATGAAGGCGGAAATGGTAAGCTCATTTGTGCGTTAGAGGAACTGCTTTCGGTTCTCAAAGGGGGAGCAGAAGTCCCTGTATCCAATGCCGCTGATGGTGCTGGGTGCGAGCCTGGAAACGAGGAGGACAATGCAGATAATGCCGACAGCTCCAATGATAAGTCTGGTTCCATGAACGCCGATGCCGCTGATGACATTTTCCGTCAGAGACTCAGCATTTGTCGTATGGGAGATAAGCTCCACATGGACGGACTGGAGGAGAAATCTATTCTGGACGGCAAGAAGGCCATCATCGCAAAGGTATTCCCGGACATGAGAATGGACGGTAAGAATACAGCCTACATTGATGCCATGTATGACCTGGCAGTAAATGAAGCCGGGAAACGCAAGGATGTTAACTATCAGAGACAGCAGATGTCCGGCGGCTCAGCACCTCAGCAGAGAGCTGACAGCGCAGATGGTTCCATGGCGGCATCCGCAAGACAGAGAATGATTGAGAGAGAAGGAGGTAACGAGTAATGGCAGCACAGTTAGATTACGGTTACAGCACCCCGAAGGGTGTGGCAGGCAGTAAGTATGATATCGCCTTTGACGAGGTTATCACTCGCAAGAATGAGGAAGCCGATGGTGTCCTCAAATACGGTATGGCAGCAATGGTCGGTGCGAATGCTGGTTCCGGCGTAAAAGTCCCTGCAACTGGCTGTACCGCAGACAAAATTGAAGGTGTCGTCCTTCGTGCAGCAAACACAGAGCAGGATATGGGCGGACACGTTGTTGTTAAGAACAATGTATCTGTCGGCATTGTCCGCAGAGGTCATGTATGGGGCAGAACCGCATCTGATGCAGTTCCTGCTTATGGCGCAAAAGCCTATGTGGTAGTTACCGGGGCTGACGCTGGTACATTCACCCACTTAGACAAGCAGACCGGAGAAGGAACCCCTGCCAATGTGGATATTGGAGCTACTTTCGGCAATGCAAAGGATGACGGCATCGCTGTTATCGAGATCAGAATGTAAAGAGGAGGATAAAGAAAATGAGCAAACAGTACAATCCGGAAATGCCTTCTGCTGGTTACGACCAGGCGGACTTCTCCGCATTGATGGCATCCAACATCACACCTACCCTGGCAACTACTAAGCAGATGCACTTCGACAGTGTTGAAGATGCGTCTATTTTCTTTGCAAGGGAGCTGGACTACATCAAGTCCAAGTCCTATGACAAGATTTACCCGGAGTTCACGGCTCTGAACAATTTCCCCATCACCCATGAGGTGCCGGAGGGAGCAGAGACCATGACATATTACAGCTACGAGAAGACGGGCATGGCTGTCATCATCAGCAACTACGCCACTGACCTTCCGAGAGCTGATGTAAAGGGCAGACCGACCACGGCGATGATTAAGTCCATCGGTGACAGCTACGGTTACTCCATCCAGGAAATGAGAGCCAGCCGTATGGCAGGAAAGAGCCTGGATACCCGTAAGGCAGAAGCGGCCCGCTACGCTATCGACCGCAAGACCAATGAGATTGCCTTCGCTGGTGACAAGGAGCATCACCTTATGGGTATGCTTTCTACGGACAACAATATTCCGCTGTACACTCTGGCAACCGTAAATTCCAAGACGGCGTGGAAAGATAAGTCTGCCGCTGAAATCCTGGCAGATATCAATGGCATGTTCGCATATCAGTCCGGTATCACCCAGGATGTTGAGAGAGCCGATACCCTGGCTATTCCTCCGGCGCAGTACATCGACATTTCCACTCGTCAGATTCCGAACACAGGATACACGGTTAAGAAATTCCTGTTAGAGAACGCACCGTATCTGAAGGAGATTATCTCTGCACCGGAACTTGCTGCCGCAAATACCGCAACGAACCCTTATGGTTCCAATGTTGCAATGCTGTACACCAACAGTGCCGATAAGTTCAGCCTGGAGATTCCCATGGCGTTCTATCAGTATCCGTTACAGAACCGCAACCTGGAAGTCATCGTTCCTTGCGAGGAGCGTGTAGCTGGCATCGTGTTATATTACCCGCTGTCTGCACTGATTGCAACAGGCATTTAGGAGAAGGAGGATCATGGCGATGAAGATTGAAAATATTTCAGAAGGTAAGATTATTGGGATTGGCGAAGTAACGGTGCTTCCCGGGGAATCGAAGGATATTCCGGAAGCATATGAAACCAGCCCCGTGTTGGAAGTTTACAAGAAGTGTGGGTTTGCCAAAATCACTGGCAAGCCCAAAGCTGTTGAGAAGTCTGAAGCTGAGAAAGCGGCTGCTGAAGCAGTGGCTGCAAAGAAAGCTGCTGAGGAAGCAGAAGCACTCCGCCAGGCTCGACTTGCTGCACTTGAAGGAATCAGCGAGGAAGACCTCGGAAAGATGGCGAATGACCTCGGCATCAATCCTGCTGAGTGCAAGGACCAGGCTGATGTTCTGAAGAAGGTCAAGGCAGCACTGAAGAAGTAAGGCGGTGATCGACATGGATGCGCTTGCTATTTTTCGCCTGGTGGCAACTGAGTTTGCCGATATGCCGGACGATGATGTGATTGACGGGGAAACCGGAAAGGTCAAAGCCTATGGTGTTAATTCATTCCTGGAACTGTACTCCGACCAGATATCCGAAAAACGCTTCGGTAGCACATACCAAAAGGCATTGGCATATCTGACCGCACACAAACTGAAGATGTCCGGTTACGGGAATAATGAGAACGGCAAGATAGGCGATAGCCTCCGAGTAGGCTCGTATTCTGAGGGAGAAACCTCGATAAGCTACACCACGAACCAGCAGACGAATCTCCAGGTCGATGCGGAATATGCACTCACCGTCTACGGCCTGGAGTTTTTGACTCTGCGGAGAAACGCAGTTATACCGATTATCTCAGCCGGAGAAGGATCTGGCTATGGGTGCTAAGGTAAAGGACAAGATGACACCGGAAGGTATCAAGTTCCAGCGGATGCTGAAGGAACTCGCAGATAAAGAAGTCCGTATCGGATTCCAGCATGGCAAAGCCACAGAGGAAGACGGTACGGATGTCTGCGATGTTGCCGCCTGGAATGAACTTGGTACAGTCAATATGCCGTCTCGTCCTTTTTTGCGTAAGAGCGTGGATGAAAACGAAGGCAAGATAAACAGCTTCTTGCAGTCGAAGAAGAAAGACCTCGTAAGAGGAGTGTCTGCCGAGCAGGTTCTGAAAGAGATAGGGATATTTCAGAAGGACCTCATACAAGAGAAAATCACAGAGGGTAGCTTTGCTCCCAATGCAGAATCAACTGTAAGGCAGAAAGGCAGTAGCAAACCACTGATTGACAGCGGCAGGATGCGGCAGTCAGTCAACTATGTCATCCAAAAGAAAGGAAGTGGGGACTGATGAATTTTCTGAAAAGACCGCACACGATAAGGCGCTATTCTAAGCCTACAATCGTTCGAGGGTATTCTTCTATACCTTATGAAGATTTAACGCTCCCTATGGACGTACAGACGTTGGAGGACGAAGTTATCACGACACCGGACGGTTCCAAATCGGTACAGCGTCTGAAGGTGTTCTGCGATAGCAAAATCTTAGTGGAGAGCGAAGCCAAACAGCAGAAGGCTGATAGGCTGTTGTTCCAGGAGAAATGGTTTGAGTGCAAGTCGTGCAGACTCAGCGAGAATACGCCGCTGAGACACTACACGGCCACCTTCATTGAGTGCCTGGACCAGGAACCTGTCAAAGATGCCGAGGAAAGCGAGGGAACGGAAAATGAACCTGGCGGAAGTTAAGGAAAAGCTCTACGATTTGACGGCGATGTTCTTCAACGGAGCAACGATTATATGGTCTGAACAGATTAACACGAAGCCGCCAGTACCGTATGTCACGCTGAAATGCGGTGGCATCAATAGAACCTCATTCCCGGTGGACGATGGAGATGGCAGGAGAGTTTACCATGCAAAAACAACATGGGAGGTCAACCTATTTACCCAAGGACAGCCAATAACTGCCGGAGAAGGCGTTACTGGAAACTATGCAAATACCGCAACGTCCGATTTGATGGAGTTTGCGAATTTTGTTGAATCCGATGAAATCACGGACATCATCGCAGGAAATGGAATGGATGTAACACTGATGCCCCCGGTTCGTGATCTTACGGATTTGCAGAATACCAGAAAATACCGTTACCGGGCGATGGCTGAATTTACAGTATCGTTCGCCCAGGAAGCCAATGGTCCTTATGGAGTCGGCGGTATGCCGCTTGTTCCGAACAGTAGCGGCGGTGGCAGTAATGAAATGACAGGGGCTGAAACTGATGTCATTGAGACAGTAGAAATTGAAGAAGGAGGCTATAACGATGAAAAATAATTCACTGGACGATATTGTTAAATGCAATATCGACATATCCAGTCCGGCATCCAATGATGCCACATTCGACAGCATCTTGATTGTTGTTCCTGGTCCGGAAGCGGCAGGGGCAAAGACCATGGTAAAGACAACTGCCATTTCTCAGGCTGACGAATTGCTGGACTACGGATTTACAACGAATGATACCGCATACCTGGCAGCAACAGCAGCGTTTTCTCAGAACCCGGCTCCGTCCGAGCTTTTGATTTGTATCCGCAAGGAGACATCTGAGGAAGGTGATGCTGAAGTTGTTTATGAGGACATGAAGATTACGCTGGCGAGAGCAAACGGCGAAGCTCAGTTCTACGGTATCCATATCACGGAGTTCAAAGACCCGGCAGATGTCCAGGCGACAATCGAATGGACTGAAACCCAGGAGAAGATTTTTGGCTTTGAATACACTGACATTACCAGATGCCCGGTCAAGAACTTCTCATACTTCCGCAGCTTTGGGAAATTTTCCGGAAAAGCAGACGGATATGCAGATAATGAACAGCCGAAGGAGAATGAGTTCGCCGCTCTTGCATGGATGGCGAAATGTTTCGGGTATGATCCCGGTACTGAGACCTGGCATATGAAGGAACTGGCAACGATTGTTCCGTCTGCACTCAGCACTGACGAGAAGAAGGAACTGGAGGACACCAGTATCAATACCTTCCGCAGATATGCCGGAAGCAATGTTACCTTCGGCGGCTATATGCTGTCCGGAGAATGGATTGATGTTATCCGGTTTAGAGATTGGTTGAAATCTGAAATGCAGACCAGCGTATTCAACGCTTTGAAGGTCAATCGCAAGGTTCCGTTCACCGATGGCGGCATCGGGCTGATTGAAGGCCAGATGGAAGCTACCCTCAAACAAGGGCAGGACATCGGCGGTATCGCACCTACGGAATATGACGCAGATGATAAGCCGATTCCTGGATTCACAGTTACAGTTCCGAAGGCTGCCGATTTAACGGAAGCTGAGAGAAAATCCCGTAAGCTGACAGGGTGCAGATACACCGCCCGTTTGGCTGGTGCTATCCATGCAGTAGAAATCCAGGGCAACCTGGTAATCTAAGGAAGGAGGACATAGAAGATGGGCGTAACAACGTATAACCCGAAAAAAGTTACCTGCTCACTCGGCAGACATATTGTTTCCGGATTTGCAGATGACAGCTTTATCAACATAGAGCCTGCTGGCGATGGAACATCTTATGTCGCAGGAGCGGATGGAGAAATCGTAAGAAGCATTGATCCGTCCAAAATCTACACCGTCAAGATTGCTCTTTTGCAGACATCTAAAACCAATGCTTATTTGCAGACTATGTATGACAAAGACAAGAAGGACGGAAACGGTACATTCCCGGTAAACATCAATGATATTCTCGGTAAGGAGAAGTTCGTTGGTGCAGTAGCCTGGGTAACGAAGCCGCCTGCATGGGGCAGGGGTAAAGCTCAGACCAACCGTGAGTGGGAGATCGTAGTAGGCGAAGGAGATTTCAAATAGGAGGTAAGAAGGTATGGCACTGAAGCAGGTAGAGCCGAGACATGAAAAGGTTGGCGGCTATGATTTTTATATCAAACCGTTTGCGGCGTTCAAAGCCGCAAATCTCACTGGGGAGTTAGCATCCGTGCTGGCTCCTCTTTTAGGTGTATTAGCACCTTTGGTGAATGATGGAAACCTTATGGACGTTGATGTAGGGAAGGCGGCAGAAGCAATGATGAATTGCAAAGCTATTGACGGCGATAAGCTGGAGAAGCTGATGAAGAAGCTGTTGCTCGGCGGTCATATTGCGGTCGAGATTCCGAACGAAGATGGAGAAAAAGAAGGGGTAAGGCTTGACGAAGACTTGACGAACGAACTTTTCTGCGGAGAAATCCAGGATATGTTTGTTCTCTGCTTCCATGTTATCAAGCTGAACTTCAACGGTTTTTTCAAGAAGTTCGCTGCCCTATCTGGGAAAGTAGGGTCAGCAGAGGGCAAGGTCCTGAGAACGATCTTGTAAAGTACGGAAAATTCGACTACTCACAATTTAGCGAGTTGGAACTCCGGTGCTACATTCTGATTAAGGCACGGCTTGCTTCGATGTATGAACTCCAGGAAGTATACACCCTTGACGAGGCATTGAAGCTGTATGCCTTATACGAAATGGATTTGGATGTGCAGAAGGGGAGAGCTGATGAGCTGGAAAGGAGGACGTAGGAATTGACAATACGAGACATAGCGGTGGCATTTGGGTTCGAGGTTGACAAGAAAAGCGAGAAGGAAGCCGAAGGTAGTATCAAGGGTATCAAGAATATGGCTACGAAACTTCTCGGTGCCATTGGAATTGGGTTTTCCATCGCTGGTCTCGGTAATTTAGCAGAAGCGGCAGCAGATGCGGAAGCACTGAAATCCCAGTTTTCGCAGGTATTTGGCGATATTGAGAGTGAAGCGTCTGATAAGCTGGAAGCAATCGCAGATAATACTGGAGTTGCTGTCAACCGAATGAAGGGCAGCTTTGTTCAGATTTCAGCATTTGCTAAGACAACCGGGATGGAAACGTCTGACGCTCTCGCCCTGGCAGATAGGTCGATGATGGCAGTTGCGGATTCCGCTGCCTTCTACGACCGCTCGCTGGAGGATGTAACAAATTCCTTACAGTCGTTCTTGAAGGGCAATTTTGAGCAGGACGCTTCCCTTGGACTGTCGTGTACGGAAGTGACAAGGAACACTGCCGCAAACGAACTGTACGGAAAATCATTTAAAGACTTGGCTGAGGATCAGAAGCAGCTCACCCTGCTGAAGATGGTTGAAGATGCCAACAAAGCATCCGGTGCTTTGGGGCAGGCGGCAAGGGAGTCCGATACATGGACGAACCAGTTAGGTAATTTGAAACAGAATTTGCAGGACCTCAAAGCTGTTGCGGGTTCCACGTTTTTGAAGCCAGCAGTAGCGGTTCTGAAAATGCTGTCAGGTCTGACAAAGGCGGCAACCGATAAACTCCAGGAGTTGACCGGAGAAGGCGGTGCATTAACGATTGCATTTGACCGAATGCACGCCATCGTAAAGAAATTGAAGCCCTCGATTGACCGAATGATGCAAACGCTGTCCCGAGGGGCGGCAAAAGGCATGAGTTTGGTAAAAGGTGTGGTTGACAGGCTTGGAGGAATTGAGAATGTCCTAAAGATAGCCGCAATAGCAGCCGCAGCCTTTTTCGCTGTAATGAGCGTTGCAAAAATCATGGGGCTGATTAAGGCGGCTGGAGGAATGGTTGCTATTTTCAAGAGACTGACAAGCATATTCACTCTTGCAAATTTAAAAATCATGGCGATAGTAGCGATTGTCGTCATCCTGGCTCTGATACTGGAAGATTTCATCAACTTTATGCTTGGGAATGATTCCGTTATCGGGATGTTCTTTGATAAAGCTGGAATCGGAGCAGATAATGCCCGACAGGCAATCATTGGAGCCTGGGAAAAGGTGAAAGATTTTCTGCTGGAAGTTTGGGATTTCATCAAGCAGGCAGCCGGAATGTTTGTTGATACCGTGAAAGGATTCTTCGAGAAGCATGGCGAGAGTATTCGCCAGAACTTTGAGAGAGCCTGGGGCATTATCAAGACATTTCTTGAAGGCGTATGGACCTTCATTTCCCAGCTTGCGGCAACGCTGTTCGGAAATACCGAGGACAGCATTGATGGTTCTACGACCAGCACAAAGGATAAGCTCCTGGAAGTATGGGGAGCGATTTTGGAAGCACTGTCTGCTGTATGGGATACTCTGTACGAAGCAGGAAGTGCTATTTTTAATGCCATAGCAATGGTGATAGAAACTGTCTTTAGCTGGATTCAAGTCTTTTGGAATAACTGGGGTTCGCAGATTTTGTCCTGGTTCAAGACTTTATGGGACAGCTTGGGCGGTATCCTCAACGGATTCCTGGAGATTATCAAAGGTGTGGCGAATTTCATTTCGTCTGTGTTTACCGGAGACTGGCAGGGAGCATGGGATGCAATCAAGCAGATTTTTACCGGAATATGGGATGCGATAGTTAGCTTTATTACGGCGATATTGGAGACCATTAAGCTGCTGTTCGATATGGCTCTCAGTGCGATTTCCGCAGTATGGAACGCAATATGGGGCGCAATCAGCAGTTTCTTCATGGGTATTTGGAATGGGATCGTATCCTTCCTCTCCGGAGTTTGGAATACAATTACCAGCACAATCTCAAATGCTCTCACATCCGCCTACAATACGGTGGTGTCAGTTCTGCAAGCTATATGGAATTTCTTCAGTACCATATTCAGCAATGTGGCAACGTTCGTCAGCACCACTTTCTCCAATATACTGAGCGGTATCATTACCACAGTAACCAGCATCAAGGACGCTATTGTAAACGGATTCAATGCCGCAATAGATTTCATCAAAGGACTCCCAGGGCAAGCGATTCAATGGGGAAAAGATTTCATCGGTGGCTTGAAAGACGGTATCATGTCCGGTGTTCAAGGTATTGTGGATGCAGTAAAGGGAATTGGAGATAAGATTCGTTCGTTCCTGCACTTCTCGGTTCCGGATGAAGGACCTTTGACAGATTATGAATCCTGGATGCCTGACTTCATGGGAGGTTTGGCGAAAGGTATTAGCAATAACGAGGATACAGTCCTGGATAAGGTGAAGGGTCTGGCGAACGGCATAGCAACACTCACCCAGGCGGCAACTGCGAAAGCGGCAACCGCTACCACAAGTACCGTAAACAATTCTTCTTCCAGCGTGACTCAAAATGTCAATATCGACAACTCGTACAGCGGAGGAAGTACGGAAGCACAGAAGAATGTATCGAAAGCTATGAAGAAATCGGCTACCGATGCAACGACACAAATGGCGAGAGCGCTCGCTTATGCAAGGGGGTAAGCAGACATGGCAAGAAAGAAATTGCAGCCGGTTAGTATATGGGGCGTTGAGTTCGATGCTCTGATAGACGAGTCAAAAACCTTGTCTGCTACTATCCCGGCATACCCGGTGGAGGATGGATTCCCGGTGTCCGATACCATTATCCTGGACCCGGTAAGTATCAAGATGACACTGTACATCAGCAATACTCCGGTTACCTGGCTGTATCGGCACGGGACTTCCACAGACCGGGTGAATAAGATTTGTGATCTGCTGGAGCAGAAATGGCTGTCAAAGCAGTTAGCAAAGATTGTAACCACAGATGCCATCTACAAGGATATGGGAATCACCAGCATAGCAATCAAGAAATCGAAAGAAATCGGCTACGCCAGGGAAGTATCCCTATCCGCACAGAAGGTTCTGATAACTAAGAGAAAGACCGTCAGCATACCGTCCTACATTCTGAAAAGCGGAGAGACAAAGGCAAACGCTGGCACAGCTTCGACATCGCAAACATCCGGAAAATCCAGTACAGGTTCCGGAAGCAGCGGCAGTTCTGGCGGAGGAGGTTCCTCCAATTCCGGAGGTAAGTCCGGAAGCAGTGCAAAGAAAAGCCAGTCGATTCTGTATGGAGCGGCAAGCGGTCTCGGATTCATTTAGGAGGTGGAGAAATTGCTTTTCATCAAAGTTCCGGACATGAACGATAGTATGTCCACGCTGTCGATTGACGGCACTGAGTATTTGCTCCGCTTCACCTATAACGAGAAGTATGATTTTTGGAGCTTCGGGCTGTACAACTCTGAGGAGGAGCCTATCATCGCTATGACGAGGATTGTACCGAATTTCCCGATTATGCACTTCTACACTTACTCAGATATTCCGGATGGTGTCTTCGGATGCCTTTCGGAAATCGACACGGTAGGGCGGCAGGCGTTCAATAATCAGACGGCTGAGTTCGTCTACATTCCGAACGTAGAACTGGAGGAATAACATGGCGAATGAAAATTTTTTGAGAACATACACGCTGAAGTGCGGCAAGATGGGCAGCAGCGGATTTGAAATTGGAAATATCCACAACGCTGTCGAGCCAGCGCTTCACGTTTCGTTCAGTGTTGAAAAGTGTGATGTAGAGAGTCCGAATACCGCCAAAGTACAGGTATGGAACCTCTCGAATAACAATTTGAAGATACTTGACGGAAAGGACTGCATTGTAGAACTGAAGGCTGGATACGACAACAACAATGCACTGATCCTCGTTGGGAACGTGACATCGGTTGTCACCACGCCGGAGAACGCAGACCGGATGACCGAGATAGAGGTGATGGACGGAAGGGTGGAACTAAGAGAAACCGCCGTTACCATATCGTTGAACGGAACTGTCAACTGCAAAGATGTCTATAATCAGATTGCCAGCAAGATGGGATTGCCCATCGTATTTGCTGGCGATTTGTCATTTAAGACAATGCCTAACGGATTCAGCTATACCGGGAAAGCAAAAAATGCCTTGCAGAAGATAGCCAAATATTGCGGACATTGCTGGACCATTCAGAACCAGGTTATCCAGATTACATGGCCTGGCAGAGCGGTGAATACCAGGGGCTATCTGCTGAGCAGCGAAACAGGACTGATAAGCATACCGAAGCGTATCACCATTGGCTCCAATTCCAAGAATGAGGAATCACAGACCGGATGGGAAGTCGAGTATTTCCTCAACGGTGCAATCGGGGTGAACGACATCGTGCAGCTGAAAAGTTCTACCGCCAACGGATATTACCGGGTGTACAAAGTCACACTTGACGGGGATAACCTGGAAGGCGACTGGGTATGCACGGCACAGCTCCTGGAGATTAAGGCACAGCCAAAGCTGGATAAGAAGGCCAGCACAGCCAAGAAATCCAGCACCACACCTGCCGAAAGCGGAGGAGACATCAAGAAGGGCGATAAAGTCAAGGTTATCCGAACATTTAAGCAGGGCAACAAGACAAAGGGCTATCAGTATGCTGGCGGTACATTCGTATGCTGGTATTCCGTATACGATGTCATCCAGGTAAAAGGTGACAGAGTAGTAATTGGCATTGGCAGTACAGTAACGGCTGCCGTGAATATAAAAGACCTGGCAAAGGCGTAGGAGGTGATTGGTATGATGCAGGAGTTCACACAGCAGGTGGAAGACACAGCCAGGGCGGTGCTGGATGAAATCCACACTGCACTGCCCGGAATGATTGTATCCTTCAATCCTGGAAGCGGCACCGCAACCGTGAAGCCGAATGGGAAATATCTGACCGCAGACGGAAAGAGTCTGAGTTATCCTCAAATTTCCGATGTCCCGGTTCAGTTCCCGTTTTGTCAGACTGCCGGGGTTGGAATTGCTTTCCCGGTTGGGAAGGGAGACAGTTGTATTGTCATAGTGTCCGAGGTTGAACTCGATGAATGGAGAACCGGGGCGGAATCAGAAGGTTCCCTCCGGTTTGATCTGACTAGCGCCATGTGTATTCCCGGATTGCTGGAAGGCGGAGCAGACCTGGTATCCAAAGCCTGCAAGAACAATGCGGTGGTTGTCGGGAATGGAGATTCAGAAGTTATGGTGTCTGATTCCGGCGTTATTGCAACATCGGGAGGCACCAAGATGACGGTCTCAGACGCTGGTGTAGCCATCAGCGGCGATTTAAAAGTAACTGGCAATATTTCTTCCACCAAGACAATAAAAGCCGGGGAAATTGATTTAAAAGAACATGTTCATAAATCGGCTGCACCGGGGGAAGATACCGGGAAGCCAGAATAGGAGGTGCGTATGGATATTTTACTGGACAGCACTGGAGATTTATTTGTATCGCAAGCCGGAGATATCCGGCTGGAGAACTCCGTTGCACAGAAAATCCGAATCAGGCTACTGTGGTTTGAGAAGGAATGGCGGTGGAATCCCGAAGAAGGTCTGCCGTACCTTACGCACCTGCTGGTAAAGAATCCGGAGATTGATTACTTTGAGGGTGCAGTCCGAGAGAAGATTTTCGAGGTGGACGAAGTTGTAGATGTAAAAGATGTGCAGATTACCTTTGACAGCAAGACGAGAGGAGCTGTCATCCGATTTGTGGCACTGACAGATGAAGAAACCATTAAGGAGGAGGTGAAAATAAAATGTCGGAGTTCGGAGTAACAGACCAAGGATTTGTTCTGAAAAGGATGGATACCATCCTGGAGGAAATCCACGCAGACTTGACTGAAGGATTCGGGGTTGATACCAGACTGGCAGGAACATCGTTTCTGAATACGTTGGTGACAACCTTCGGAGGAAAGATAGCGGAGCTTTGGGAAGTAGGGCAGGACAGCTACTATGCCAAGTATCCTGCAACAGCTATCGGAGTCAACCTGGATAATGCAGTTCAGTATGGAGGAATCCGAAGAACAGCCAGTAAACGCACCTGCTATCCCCTGCATTGCACGGGCGATGACGGTGCTTATATTCGCGAGAAGGCCATTGTTGCCACCAACACGATGCCTGAAGTCAGATTGTATTCTGCTGATGAATTTCAGATTACCAGGGACAGCTTCAATGCGGTAGACATCAAAGTGGCGGCGGTCGAGAGCGGCGGAGTATATTCTGTCAGCATTAACGGTGATCAGTACAGCCATATGAATGAAAGCGGCTCCGAAGGAGACATTCTGGAAGGTCTGTCAAAGGTGATTACCAATGCAGACTATACGGTTACGTTCGTTGCGAGTGAGAATATCCTCCGGATTGAAGATACCATGAAGTCCAGGGCAAATGCCCTGGTGTTATCTGATAACCTCACCACAAGCAGCGTAACGACAATAGCTAACTTCTTCACGCAGGAGTTTGGGAAAATAACCCTGCCTTACAAAATTGTCACGAAGCTGGTGAACAACATCACCGGATTCAATGCCGTCACGAACCTGCTGGAGCCTACCTATGGAAGATTGCAGGAGAAGGACATCGAGCTGAGACAGTCGTACATCGCCAAATCAGCTCTCCGCTCGAATACGATGATTGACAGTATCGTAGCCGAACTGCTGAACAATGTAGCTGATGTCGAGTCGGCATCCGGATACGAAAACTGTGATGACGTGGTGGATGCAAGAGGGCTTCCTCCGCACAGCGTAGAAATCATCGTTGAAGGAGGCGATAACAATGAGATCGCCGAAGCAATTCTCAGGAGAAAAGCCGGAGGTATCCAGACCCACGGAAGCATAACGGTCAATGTCCCTGGTAAGTACGGAGATTCGATACCGATTCACTTCAACAGACCGGAATATTTGTACACCTGGCTGAAAGTCATCCTGCATGGAGATTCTGGAAAGCTGCCGACAAACTATGCAGCCCTCACCACGGCTTCGCTGATTGAAGACGGGGCTCAGATGGTAGCCGGAACCAGTCTGCTCACGCAGTTGCTGAATGACGGCATCTACGGAGTAGTAGCCGGAATTACTTATGTAGAGATTAAGACGGCGCACTCAACCGAGAAAGGATACGTCCCGAAGGCTGAAGACTACAAACTGGCGAACATCATCGTCACATCCCGTCAGAAGGTTCTGATTGATGAAACGAGAATCGAGGTGACGTTTGATGCAGATAGTTGATGCCTGGCTAAGAGATTTGCCGCAGCAGTTCCAGGATAAGCACAACATTGAGGTGCTTATTTCTGCTTTTGCGAAGCAGATGCAGGAAGTTGAGAAGATGTTCGAGGATGTAAATGCCTTGACCGACCTGGATACAGCAACGGGACAGAACCTGGACTATGTTGGCACAATCATACCGCTCACCAGGAAGGAAGCCGGGGAGCTTGCCGGGATTGGAGTTACCGATCCGGTAATCTCAGATGACCGATACCGCCAGTTCCTCCGGTACAAGAACCTGGTGAATACGAATGAGTGTACCTACTATGACCTTATGAACGGTCTTTCTCTGCTGTGGGATGTTTCTCCGATTTACTACATCGAGGACCCGGCTCTGCCTGCAACGATTATCTTGACGATGCCGTTCTTGAAGCCGGGAGGAGAAACCGTCCGTCTTGGCGAGGTTCCTATGGTTAAGCCTGGCGGTGTCCGGATTGAGTTCCAGTACCTCATACGGTATGCAGTTGAGACACTGGTGAAATGGATATACATGGTGTACAATGTGCCGCTTTGCGACCAACTGTTATGTGGACAGCATCCACGGAGAGGCTCCCTTGGAGAAGTAGTCCTATTGCAGACGGAGGTTGACCTGGAGGAAATTAAGAGAATCTTCCGGAATACCCTTGCCGGAACCATCCGGATAGGAGGAAAGCTGTATGACTCCACGAAAGGCGAGATTATCACCGAAGATGTGGAGATTGTTATAAATTCAGAATATCAGATTGAGGAACTGATCCTCGCCGGGCAGGTGGTGTCCGGAACGCACCCGACACGAGCCGTCAATGGATTCGTGGTGGGAACTGCCGTGGAAGCCGCAAACAAAAGCACAACCGCTGCGGCTGATTTGCCGTTGTCCGGCACATATCCTATTCGCTCCGTAGAGGGCGTAATGATAGGCAGTAGTGTTGAAGCTGATAGAATTGTCAGCAACGCCAAGAAAAACGCTCCTTTGAGCGGTACGCTTGTTATGAGCGGTACTACGGAGGAGAAGGCACTGGTTATCAACAGCGAGGCAATCAGTGCAGAACCAATCGTCCATATAGCTGCGGTAAAGGCCAGGGGCTGTGGAACCGGAGTTTGTGGTAATAAATCTATAAGGAGGTAGAAAACAGATGTCTTTTTGGTCCAAAGAATTTATGAATGACCGAAGGAAGCAGTGGCTGGCGGCACTGGTTAAATTCCAGTTCTGCGTAGACTCCACCTGGTACGATGCGACAATCAACACGAAGCGTATCGTTGGAAACCGGGTTGAGATTATTGTCAGCTTCCCCAGAACATCATCTGGCAGTCAGACAATTACTGCAATCCGTATCATTGATGTGACCGGAAAGCAGTGCGGCTACCAGGAAACGAAAGTCGTTAGAGCATCAAACCAGGGAGTTCTGACTAAGTTCGAGTTCCCCATCTATGAGAAAGAAGGTGAAGTACAATGAACGGCAGAGAACAACCATATATCAATGGCAACGGAACGGGCAGTTACGATCCTACGGAGTGGCTGGACGATGTTCCGGAAATCGGGCAGGAAGGCACTCCGATGGATGAACAGCACTTTAACAACATGGAGTGCGGCATCAACGGAGCCAATCTGTTTGCTGAGTTCCTGGCGGAAGTAGTCGGGAAACAGCAGAAGCGTTTGGATGATGTTGACGGGGAAGTAATTACCGTCACGCTCACCAATACCCAAGATTTCTATGCCAATAATTCGGCGAAGACAATACCGCTCTCTGTGAGAAGGGACACGCTGAATTACATGGTGGATGCAGAAATCCAGGGAGACACGATCAATGTTGGTGATGTCGTTGTCTACGATAAGCAGGTCAACGGCTTCAAGGTAAAATTCACCGGAAGTGCCAAGTCGGTGGATTTGAAACTTTATGTACATGGAGGTAATACGGCGTGAGTGTAGGTGTAATTATCAGAGGTGACGAAAGAAACCAGCAGATGAATCAGACATTAAGGGAGTATGGTATCGACCCGAGCAGAGCGTCCGCCCATCAGAGAGATATGGCGGACTGCATTGCTCAGAAAACCAACGAGGCATACAGAGATGCCCGTAACACAAGGAGGTAAAGATGATGAATGTTGTAGAAGTAAACGCAGGTCCTAAGATTCCGTATTCTGTCAGCAAAAACAAAATCACATTCGATGACGAGCTGATGCTGAACCTGGAGAAATGCGAGAGAGACTTTGATGTTAACATTGATGTCTGCATTGACAAGTTTGGAATGCTCACAACTGGACTTGGCGTAGCGTATGCGGCTCAGATTGAGATCCCTGCGAGACAGTATATCGAGACGCAGGCTGAGAATCCGGAATATAATCCGGAAGATGAAACAAGCCAGGAGATTATCACAAACAGAGACCCCGTGCCGTTCAGCATGGAGAATGTTACTCTGAAATTATATGCAATCTAAGGAGGAGAAAGATTATGGCAAATTACGATCAGTTTGCAGCGGCAGTCAAAGAAATTTCCGGAGGTAAGAATATCGTCCTGCTGGACGACCTCGGACTCCCCTCCGTGTATGTGCCGTTCAACAAAATTAAGAACAGCGAGCTTGTAGCCGGGTTGAGTGAAAACGTTCATCCGGCTTTTTTAGTGGACGGAGTTGAGAAGCCCTGCTTCTACTACTCCAAGTATCAGAATGTCATCATCAACGGCAGGGCATATTCCCTGGCTCACAGAGACCCGAATGTTTACGTTCCATTCGATGACGCAAGAGAAGCCTGCGAAGCAAAGGGTGCCGGATTCCATCTGTCCACCATGGCAGAATGGTCCGCAATCGCCTTGTGGTGCAGAAAGAACGGTACGATACCGCACGGAAACAACTATTGGGGACGTGATAATGAGCATACTCACGAAAGAGGTTTGCCTACCTCTTATGAAGGAAGCAGCCATGAATCGCACCCGAATGAACCTGCAAGATGCTTTACCGGGTCCGGTCCTGCAACCTGGGGACATGATTGGACGCAGTTTGGTATCCAGGATATGAACGGCAATGTATGGGAGTGGAATGGAGGTCTCCGTCTGAAAGAGGGCGAAATTCAGATTATTCCGTATAACAATGCCGCCATGGGTGCCGAATGCGATCAGTCTCTGACATCTACACTCTGGAAGGCAATCAAAAATGATGGTTCCATCGTAGCACCCGGGACTGCCGCAACTCTGAAATATGACTTTGTTGGTGGAAAGATTCAGTTGACAACCGGAATCACCAGTGCCTCAGATGTGGGACGTGGATGCCAGTACAGGGATATGAGTCTTGCCAGCGGTTTAACGGCTCCGGAGTTAGCGAAGATTTTGCTGATTTATCCGGACGAACCGGGCGGAGATTACGCCGGAGATTATCATTGGATGAATAACACTGGAGAGCGTTTGCCGATCTGTGGGGGCGGCTGGCACCGCGGTTCCAGTGCTGGCGTGTTCGACGTGAACCTCTACTACCCCCGTTCCATCTCGAGCAGCAACGTTGGCTTCCGCTCCGCTTATGTAGAACTGTAAACTGAAAACTGTGTACTGAATGGCGAACGGTAGTGAGCCATTATTTCTGAAAGTCCTATGGATTGTCCGGTGTAAAGTCCGCAGACAGTCCGTAGGACATTTTTGCATAGGGAGGCAATATGGATACCACAAAAGAACAATCAGAACCCAAACGGGCATTACAGAAAATCGAGGACATGATGGAGTACGCATATCCCGTACTTCAGCAGTTTCCAAAAGCCGAGAAGTATTCAATGGCGGCTGACCTCAAACGGTGCATGGACATCATGCTGGAACGATGTGTGGAGGCGGAGAAAGCCTACTACAAGAAAACCACGCTCCGGGAGCTGGATGTTGCGGTAGCCAAATGCAAGACCTATGTGAAAATGGCGTACCGTTTGAAGTTCATGTCGTATAAGAAATTTGAAATTATAAACGACTATCTTACGCAAATCGGCAAGATGGTCGGCGGCTGGATCAAGACGATGAATGAGTCTGAAAGTTCCAGCAAGAAGAAATAAAGCTACACCGGGAGCAGACTATTTACGTTTGCCGATCTGTGGGGGCAACTGGAACAACGGTTCCAATGCTGGCGTGTTCAACGTGAACCTCAACAACCCCCGTTCCATCTCGAACAGCAACGTTGGCTTCCGCTCCGCTCTACCCTCAAATGTCAGAAGTTCCACACTCATGGGTGTGGTTCCAGTACAGAGGGGATAAAGGAGTCTGTTTCCGCTCCGGCCCGGCAGGGAGGAGAAAAATGGGTGTCGTTCGCAGTTGGACGATGCCGCCCTTTGAGGAGGCAAACAAATCTTAGGGCTTCTACGAAGGCTGCAAGTAGCTGTTATCAGCAAAAGCCGCTGCGAGGAAAAAGGAGGGAGGGGATATAACTAAGATAAAAAATGTTTTTGAACGCATTTTCTCAAAAGAAAATCTCTATGAAGCATTGGAAGATGCGTCCAGGGGCAGGAGGTATCAGAAGGATGTTTTATCCTTCAATATGGATGCCTGGGACAACTTGACCGACTTGCGGGATGAAATCCTTAGCGGTGAGTATGTGATTGAAGAATATTTTATCTTTTACATTCACGAACCGAAGCTGAGAATGATTATGTCAATAGCCTTCAAACACCGAGTTGTCCAGTGGGCTATATACCGGGTGATAAACCCGATACTTGTGCCGGGGTACATCGAAGATAGTTACGGATGTATTCCCGGCAGAGGTAGCCTGAGTGCAATGCAAAAGCTGAAGTCATGGCTGGAACTGGTAAGCCGCAAGGAGGGCGAAGACTGGTTCTATCTGAAGCTCGACATCAGCAAATATTTTTACCGGGTCTCGCATCGGATTTTGAAGAAGATACTCGCTAAGAAGATAAAAGACAAGCGGCTGCTGGAAGTGCTGTATAGAATCATTGATTGTAAGCATACTCCGTTTGGTCTGCCGCCGGGCATGAATCCGGAGGATGTGCCGCTGGAGGATAGACTTTTTGATGTCGGTATGCCTATTGGAAATCTGCTCAGTCAGCTATTTGCGAATATCTACCTGGATTTGCTGGACCAGTTCTGTAAGAGAGTTCTCAGAATCCGGTATTACATCCGTTACATGGATGATGTCATCATTCTGTGTAACAGCAAACTCCAGCTTCGGGAATGGAAAGACCGCATTGGCGTGTTCCTGGAAACGGAACTGGAATTGAATTTGAATAATAAGACTTGTATCCGTCCTATCGGGCAGGGTATTGAGTTTGTTGGATACAGAGTGTGGGCGGACCGTGTGGTTATACGGAAAAGCACCACGCTGAGAATCAAGAGAAGTCTGAAAGGTGTCCGGAAATTGTATGCAGAAGGCAAGATGTCGTTTGAAAAAGTGACAGAAACCTTCAACAGTTACCTCGGTATGCTGAAGCACACGGACAGCCAGGCTCTGATAGATAAGCTGTACCAGGATATGGTGCTGATGAAAGGAGAAAGGAAAATTGCAGAAGGAGAAGAAACGAAAGAATTTGTTCCTATGCTCCCACAAGAAGATTGGTATTTGTGCTATGAACTTTTCGGAGTGCATGGAGACGTGTTCTATGAAGAACCGATGCGAGCATTGCCTTAACTACCACATACCAGCCGGGCAGTACCCGTGCAGGGAATGTGAGTGTTTGAGGATAGATTTAAGACCGCCCGAATAGGGCGGTTTTTCTCATGGAAGGAGGTGAGAATTAAGATGGACTTAGAAACATTAGTTATCGCAATGAGCATACCCTCGGCGATTACCGGATTTTGCTTTTGGCTCCTGGAAAGAAAGATCAGTAAACGGGAGGCGGCAGAAAATGCAGAACGGGAGGAGCGCCAGCGTTTGCTGGATGAACGGGAAGCCGCCAGAGAAAAGCACGTTCTTTATCTCGTCAAGAGCGTAAGTGCTGCAATCGCCCTCGGGGAAGCCACGGCGAAGGCGGTGCAGCGTATTCCGGATGCGAGATGTAACGGAGATATGCACGCCGCCCTGGAGTACGCCCAGCAAGTGAAGCACGAACAGAAGGACTTCATCAATGAGCAGGCTCTGAAAAATTTGTACTGAGGAGGTGCTGTATGAGAAAAGAGAAGAAAAAGGTCCGTACAATGGATGTCGTCCTGGCAATCATCGCAGTATTCCTTCTGCTGTTCATCGTCACGATGCTGGTTCTGTACTACATCACCGGGGCAATCCCGGATACACTTTGCACCTGTGTCTTTGCAATTTGCGGCGGCGAGTGTGGCGTTATGGGATGGATCAAGACAACGAAGGAGCGGCAGAAAGACCGCCAGTACGAACTGGAGGACCGCAAGTATCAGGAAAATTTGGACAATCAGAATGGTATGGAAACCATGCCGGAATAGGAGGAAATATGCAGTTTTTGATTGATAATTGGTGTCTGCTGGTGGCAGGTATTGTAGTAGTGGCATTTTGCGGATATGCCGTATATGCTTTTGTAAAAAAGCCGAGTGACGCACAGCTCCAGTCCGTGAAAGAGTGGATGCTCTGGGCTGTAACGAAGGCTGAGAAGGAGTTAGGCTCCGGTACTGGCAAGCTGAAGCTCCGCTATGTCTACGATATGTTCGTCACGAAGTTCCCTTGGCTGGATGATGTAATTAGCTTCGAGATGGTGAGCATGATGGTAGACGATGCCCTGGAAGAAATGAGAGAAATGCTGGAAACAAACAAGGCAGTTAAGGAATTTGTGAATGGTTCTACCGAGGAGACCAGGAAGGAGCAGTAGTTATGGCTTTGGTTGGAAATACGGTGAAACAGCAGATTTGGAATTTTCTTAGAGACAAGGGAATGAGTAAATGGGGAGTTGCCGGACTGATGGGGAATCTTTTCGCTGAGTCAGGATTGAATCCGCAGAATCTTCAAAACAGCTTTGAAAAGAAGCTGGGAATGACGAATGAATCCTACACCCAGGCGGTCGATGCCGGGACCTATGATAATTTCGTGAAAGACAGTGCCGGGTATGGCTTGGCACAATGGACGTATTGGTCCAGGAAACAGAATATGCTCGATTTTGCCAGCAAGCAGAACAAGTCCATTGGAGATTTGGAGATGCAGCTGGCTTTTCTTTTTGAAGAACTCAGCAAGAGTTACCCAACCGTCCTTGCAAAGTTGAAAACCGCCCGATCTGTTAAGGCGGCATCTGATGTCGTTCTGACCCAGTTTGAGAGACCAGCAGACCAGGGAAGTACAGTGAAGGCAAAGAGGGCTGGGTACGGGCAGAAGTATTTTGATGAATTTGCAGGGGAAGCAAACAAATCCCAGGAAGGAGTAAGCAATATGACCGAAGCACAGTTAAGACAGAAAGTAGTTGGAATCATGCAGGGTTGGGTAGGGTGCAGAGAGAGCAACGGCAGCCACAAGAAAATTATCGACATCTACAATGCACATAAGCCGCTGGCGAGAAGTTACAAGGTGCAGTACACGGATGCCTGGTGTGCGACCGGAGCGTCTGCTGCGGCAATCGTTGCGGAACTTACAGACATCATCCCCACGGAGTGCGGATGCAATCAGATGATTGAACTGTTCGCAAAGCTCGGAGCGTGGGTTGAGAATGACGGGTACGTTCCTGCACCTGGAGATTATATCTTCTATGATTGGCAGGACAGCGGTTCCGGAGATAACCGTGGCGATTCCGACCATGTTGGAATTGTTGAAAAAGTAGTTGGCAGCACCATTACGGTTATCGAGTGCAATATCAATAATTCCTGCGGAAGAATAAATATCCAGGTGAATGGAAGATACATTCGTGGCTATGGGGTTCCGAAATATTCCAGCAAGGCTACGTCCGAAGGGAAAGGGGAATCCAACACCAGCGGAACTCTTGGAGTCGGTGATGTAGTGAACTTCACAGGAAGCAAGCAGTTCACAAGTTCTTATTCCGGAGGAAAGCAGAAGACAGCGAAGCCTTGCAAGGCAAGGATCACTGCTGTAAGTGCCGGAAAACCGCATCCGTACCACCTGGTAGCAGTCAGCGGTGGTAAAGTTTACGGCTGGGTTAATTCTGAGGACATCGAGGAAACGTCTGCCGGAAGTAAGACTTTCGGAATCGGGGATAAGGTTCAGTTCTCCGGAAGCACTCAGTACACCAGCAGCTACAATGGAGCCAGGGCAGTAGGGGCCAAGGCTTGCGAAGCAAAGATTACCGCTATGAATAAGAATGGTGTTCACCAGTACCATGTTGTCGGCAATGGTGTACATGGCTGGGTAAATGTTTCTGACATCAGCAGATAGGAGGTCCACGGATGAAAAACTATATCGGCGTAAAGATTGTGAAGGCGAAGCCGGGAACCATGGCTGAAGCCCAAGCTATGAAGTGCGGATGCCCGGTTGAGATTCAGAAAGAAATCTTCCGGAAGTCCGGGACGAAAGACCGGGAAGGATACATTGTGAAGTATCCGGACGGCTACATCTCATGGAGTCCGAAGGAAGCCTTTGAGGAGGCATACCGGGAACTCGGCTGCACAGATTTCATCAATGAAGATTCGTAAAGTAGAGGAGCTTCTCCGTTGCATTTTGCTTCGGGGAGGCTCTTTTTTGTTGCTCACAAATGGAGCTGGTGTCAATAATAAATATCGACAAAAATAAGATTGCTGTTTTAGGCAAAAATCCGGATTCTGTTCAAAATAAATTCTTCAATACCTAATACCCCTACGAAAGGCAATGCCGGAAAAAGGCAAATAAGAAGTCCCAGGAGATAGAGGTTTCTCAGAGAAAAAATCAGAGCGATTCTGCTCGAAAAATTCCAAAAAAAATGCGTCCACCGGACTGTCACGCGGACAGTCACGGAAAAGATAAGGAAAACGTCCATGGACGACTTCTGATTTGACCCTATTTTTCATTGGTATCAGAAAAAATGCTGATTCAGTAGTTCAGTAGACAAAATGGCATGGATTTCTTCTTATTATAATGTACACCCGATTTCTTGTTGTCCTTGTGACCGTCCATAGGACAATCCCAGGACTGTCACGCAAAACGTCCTTGACCATACCGTCACCGTAACCGTAACCAAATAATAAAAAATATATATGTGTGGATAGTGTGGAAAAGTCGGTGGATAAAACTCGAAATTTCCAAAAATATTTCAGTAAAACTATTGACAACGATGGTGTCAGTGCTACGATACGCCCGTAATCAAACAATGCTTAATCTAAGCGAAGAAGTAGTCAGTCAGATGGTTGTTCCAATCGGGCGGCTGATAAAAAGTAGCAAGAAAAGCGGCTGGAAAATTCCGAAATAATTTCAGTAAAACTATTGACAAACTGGAAAATTCCAGCTACGATACGAGCAAGATAACAAATATCAGTAAAACAACTGAAAGGAGCAGATAAAGATGTTAGAGATGGAAGCGAGAATGAAAAGAGTAGCAGTAAAAGCCCTGGAGTTAATCACCGGGATGGAAAGAGTAGCGCCGACAGAGTTCAGTTTCGGTTATGTTGATAAAAACCATCAGTGCAGAGAGGGTTTAGTCATCAAAAATTGCTGTCCGGCAGTTATCAATAAGCTGATCGAGGAAGGCTATATGCTGAGCATGACAGAATACGGATTGCTGGTTGATAACCTCGGTATCAGATAGGAGGTAGACATGATGGAATCGAGAAACAGCTACGGCTGGGGAATGACTGGCAGTGATAAAAAAGGCTTTGAATGGGAGCTGGTGGATGAATACGGAAAGTTGCTGAGCGGAGATGTTTACAAGACGGCTGACGAAGCTATCCGAGAATGCAGAAAGTATTGTAAAGAGTCCGAGTGCCGGGGGAAAAGCGAGAACACAACGATTCGGGCGATTCCTGCAAGTCTGAGAAGATTTGAATATTAGGAGGTCACAGTATGGAAGAAAAAGATTTGAGAATTTGCCCTGTTTGTGAAAGGGAAGTTCCCAGGGAAGAAATGGGTTTTACGAGAGATTGCCATGGCATCACATTTCGGCTCGTGTGCTGGGAATGTTATGACAAGGTTATGGCGAAAGGCTATGACGGTGCGTATTACACCGAGGCTGATGAACAGATTGAAGATGATTACTGAGGAGGTGTAGACATGGCGTATAAACGAAAGACCAAGGATCGCTGGGATATTATGACGAATTGGGGATATGGCTGGGAGTGCGAGAACAGCGAATACACGAGGGAGGACGCAAGGAGAAGCCTGAGAGAATATCGTGAAAATTATGCAGGTAGAGCTGAAGTAAGGATGGAGAAACACCGTGAGCCGATAGCTGGATAAAGGAGGAATGGTCGATGATTAAAGAAGGCTGGAAAGTAAAGATAGATAACATCGGACCGCTGGCAACCTGCACGAAGGCAGGGAGCCAGGAGATTGAGATAGAGCTGGAAGGTGTGAGGATGATGATTCCTACCAGCATTTGCCGAGTTGCGGAAAGGAGAGCGGCGTAATGAAAGTTGGATTTGAGCAGTGGAACGCAAACGGTTTTGTTTGCAAAGGACAGATGGAAGCAAAGGATATTCCGAAGACGTTGCTGGAGTTCGAGAGAAAAGCAAAGGAACTGCTTGACAGCACCGGAGCGGATCATGTGGTGTATGCCTGGAAGCGGTATGGGAAGCAGAGTGGAAAGCTGGAATGTGTCTGCTTTTATGAAGGAACGGCACTTGATGACAATGTGTTCAATGAGAGGTGCGATAAGATCACCGGAATCGTATATGCACTGCATGCAAGGAGGTAGGTCATGAAGTATTACAGCACACAGCGTCCTGTTTCCATCGGTACTTTCCCGGAGTCGCAGAAAGTAATTGAAATTCATAATTTTGACCGGAGGGAATATGTGACGAACATTCACCATGAAGCCTGGGGATGGATTGAGTATGAGAATCCTCTTACGGAGAAGGAGGCGAAAGACTATGAACTTGTTCTGGAGTACAGCGAAACAGACCGACTTAGAACCATGCTGATGAATGCTGTTGATTTGATTTTTGAGCATGAGTCTGGAGATGCAAGCAGATATGAAGACGTAAATGAGTTCTGGGAGTATCTGTTCGACCAGCTCGGAAGCGATAGCAAAGAGATGGCTGCTCTCGGACTTGATTTGTCAGATTATGGCGTGGAGGTGTGAACATGGAGAAAAAGCTGATTTTTAATAAGAGAACCGAGAACCTGGCAGAAATCGCAATGGTGTATGCGGCACTGGTTCCCCAATATCCGAAGTTGACTGATACAGACAGCGTTGTCTGGAAGCAGAAATTTATTGAATGGGCGAATGAGTTCGAGGAGCTGCATCCGGATATTGAGGATGACCCGGATAAAGATTATCTGGTTCTGATTGAAAATTTCGCAAGAGAGAAGATTTTCGAGTTTGGCGGTATTGAGATGAAGCCATTCTACTTCACCTTTGGAAGCTGGGAGAAGTTCCCGTATAAGAATACATTTCTGGTGGTATATGCAGCGGATTTGAGAGAGGCTATTGCGAAGTTCCGCCAGCATCATCCGGATGTGAATGAGAACACGGTGAATTGTTCTTCTTGGTACCCAAAAGAGCAGTTCGATAAAAGTTTCTGCGGCGAGGCTTGGGGCAACCGTAAGCCAGCGGAGGTGATTCTGTAAATTATTTTCTCGGAAACTTTCAGTTTTTCTATTGACACCCGGTACGCAGGTGTTACCGTACGTTCGCAATCAAAAATACATACATTGCGGATTGGAGGAGATACCGATTGGGAACCGAAAGGAGCTGAGGAAGCTGAAGCGGAAGGTAGAGATGCTGGAAGTCCAGGTTGAAGAACTCGGCAGAAAAATCGAAGCCCAGGAAAACAAGAAAATTCGGATTGGAAAGATTATCAGTTTGACAGCAGAAATCTTAACAATCATTGCCGGAATTGTAGCAATAGTCGAATTGTTCTCGTAACCCAGGCTCCATGGAGGAGTTGACAGCCTCCCACATGGGATGGAGGAGCTTTTTCCTCCTCCCATGCTATAAAAATACCACGATTGGAGGGAAAAGTAAATGGAGGCAATTAAGAAAGTTTGTAAGGCAGCCGGAGTTATCTGCCTGGTAGCAGCAGTCGGAACCGGAAACGTAGCATTTGCCCTGGCAACGGTGGTATTTGCGGCGGCAGCAATCGGAATCGAGATTAAGAACTGGAGGAAATAGATTATGAGCAGAGCAAAGGCGATGAAGCTGACAGAACAGCAGATTGAGCAGATGGCGGTAGAAATCCGGGAGTTCCTGCTGGAGCATGAGATGTGGCAGGATACAGATATTTACTTCAACGGAAAGAAATTCACCAGCCATGATCCGAAAGACGGTCGGTATTACTACAATGACCGGGGGCATCTGATTGTTGAGGAGAACCAGGACCCGAGAACCTACTTTGAGTATGTGGCTGACGATCATATTCTCAGCATGTCGTTTGAAGGCCCGGCGTATCACATGATTAACGGGTACGGGTATGGTGGACTGGTTGAGAAATTCAGCAAGATTTTTGAAAAGTATGGAGTTTATTACGAACAGGGCAATGCGTGGAACTTCAGCTGCTACTACGTTTAGGAGGTGACGAGATGGCGGAGTTCAAGGAGGTAAGCCCCGGGCTGAAACAGCTGCTTGATAAGGCAGAGGAGATGGAATGGTCCTATACGCTGTATATCGAGGAGAGCCAGGACAACAGAACCTATGCAGAAATGGAAAAATACTCCCCGGCTGGAGAAGATTTTCTGATGGTGATTGATTTCGACAAAGACAACCAGGCTGACAGTTTCCGGAGGGATTTGAGATCGTATTATGAGGGATTCGATGTTGATGAACACGTTGAGATGTGGATTCCATCCATGGGCGAAGGAGGATGCCCGTCCAGCGTAAGAGACCTGGTAGAAGACGCTGAAGCAATCGAAAGCATGATTTGCGATTTGCTTGAAGTGCTTGAAGAAATGGAGGTGGATGACGATGAGAGTTGATTATGCCAAGGAACATTTCCAGGCGGTAGAGGTAAAAGGTATCCCGTGCCAGTTCAATGATATGAGAATCGACCGGGCAACCATTCCGGAAGGAAAGTTCCAGTATGAGGTGGCTGGTGATGATGACAGCGGAGGAGACCCTGCAAGAATCCAATACGGAGTGATGGTGAATTTCTTTGGAACGCTGATTTGCGACCAAGAATTACCGCTGGAAGATGGGATTCTTTGGGTTATGGATGGTGACTGGGTATGGAAGTAGAAGAAAAGTATGAGGTTATTGGCGAACTTGAACTCGATGCGGAAGGCAACATTGTAAAGCTCGAACGCCATTGGTTCCAGCAGGGATACATTTACAAGAACCCGAACGCATATTTCGATGACAAATCGGCTGTCTGTTACGTTCCGGAGCTTTCGGACTCGCTTTATACCGGGCAGGACTTCTTGGATATGTGCAATGGACAACCGGAAATTGCAGACCACATATTTGATGCGGTTGACTGGCAGAATCCGGAAACATATCTGGATGAACAGTGGAACGGGGGGCGAACCGGAGTTGGCGGAGTGCGGATGCGGAAAGTGGTACTGGTCCTATGGAGTTGATAAATGTCCGTACTGTGGAAAGGAGCGTGAAAAAGATGGCATACCACATTGAAGACGATACATATTCCTGCGATTGTTGCGGATTCCGGAATAAGTGGGATGCGTCAGATAGCACGCATGGGGAACTGTGGGGATGCGAAAAATGCGGAAATACGTTCTGCTCAAAGTGTTTCATAGATAAGTTTGGCAGTAAAGAGTATATGAACATGATGCAGGGAAGTAATCAGATTTATTGTCCGAATTGCTGGGAGAATGAAAGAGAGGGAAAGTAGATGGAAGTTACAAGCGTGAAAGTAGAAATGGAGATCATCGTATCCCAGGAAGATATTGATGACATCATGTGCGGAGCATTGGAAGGCGGCATTACATACTGGTGTGACAGAGCAGATGTAGTCGGTGATTACCTTGGAGAATACGGACATGAGCAGATCGCAAGAGGCGGTCAGCTTGGACTGCATGACTGCGAGGAGGATAAAGTCTACACTCTGGATCTGGAGAAGCTGCTGAACGGCATTAAGCTGTACGCACAGAATCCGACCGGATGCAACTGCCTGGAGCAGGTTGATGGACACCTGGAGATTGATTGCTGCAATGCTGATGCGGATGTGTGTGATGCAATCGTCCAGTATGCACTGTTCGGCGAGGTGATGTATGGATAAGAACAAAAGCAAGGTCACTGAGCATAGCGAGATTTGCATATTCTGCGGCAGGCAGGCGGAGTGTGAGCATCATCTGATTTTCGGAATTGCACAGAGAGAAAAGGCAGACCAGGACGGGCTGGTTGTTCCGTCCTGCAATGATTGCCACAATCTCGGAAAGTTACTCAGTAGAGTACATGAGAATCCGATGGCTGAGAAGTTGTCGAAGATGCTCGGGCAGGCGATGTGGGAACGGAACTGGATTCTGAAGGATTCAATCCATGACGATGATGGAGATGAAGAAGCCCATGACCTGGAAAGCAGAATCGCCCGGAAGGAATTTATGAGGAGATACGGAAGGTCGTATCTGTAAAAGGGCTGTATTGCAACGGAGAAAAGAAGAACCTATCAAATATACCCTGGCGATGTTAAAAACGCTCCCAGGGGCTTTAAATAAACCACAAGGAGGTACCAGAAGGTGGAAAATAGAAAGATTTTGCTGTATGTGTTGTCCGGTTCATGGAATCATTCGGAGTTTGACGGAACCGGAGTTCTTGGAGTTTCTGAAGACATTGAACTGTTACAGAAGAAGCTGGATGAAGTAGCAAACAACTTAGCCGGAGACTATCTGCACAATACATACGGCGGCCTAACTGTTGAAAAAGGAGAAAGACACTATGAGGTTACGGATGAAGCTGGTGCGTATGCAAAGTTCTATATCACAGAGCATTATGTTGAGATTTCCGAAGCACTGATGGGAGCTATCAGCCGGGAGATGTCGAAGATTGACCGCACCAATGATGTAGAGGAATACCTGCGAGGGCTGTTTGAGAGCAGCAACATTGACGGCTGGCAGTATGAGTACATGACAAGAAAACCGGAGGTGATGAAGCAGATTCTTGAACTGTTCGACAAGCTGGAAGACTGCAACACACCGTTCAATTCCACGATGGATATTGTTGTCGGCAATGTGAGAAAAGAGATTCTGCTGAATGATGAAGTTCTTGAATATCTGTGGGAGGAGTTCGGGGATTTTCCTGGAGTCGATGAAGAAGATTGTCTCCTTGATGATTTTCTTGGCTTTGAAGCCGGGACGCACCGGGAGGACGTGTGGCATTGGTTTGACGAACACCATTCCAGGGGAGTAGCTTTTCTCATGTTTGGAGGAGAGCAGTAGGAGGTGAGCTGCATGGTGGGAAATAAGAGAGCAGATGAACTCGGAAAATGTATCCGGGATTCCTTCGCAAGATGGAACCATATCCACCAGAATGGTGGAAGCGATCCGTTTTGGGAAGACGGACCGAATCTCGAATTGGTTAGAAATCATATTATCTATCACAAAAGACAGTGCGAGGAGGAGTTATTGCCTGAGCAGTACCCTCCGGAGTACCACCTAGAACTGCCGCCCGTTGTTGACAAGTCGTATATGGCGAGAGCTGATGAAATCAAGGAACACGCAGCCCATAGCCTAGAGGTTTACGTTGGTGATGTGAATTACCAGTATCTGATGGAGAATCTGCACAGACTCACTGAAAAGCAGAAGAACGAAATTCATATTATGAATGTCATCGGATATGTTGTCGGCTTGCAGAGTTTCATCCGGAATGGAAGCCTGGTTGAAATGAGGAGACATGAACACCCGGAACATTACCAGGAATCGTTTCTGACTTGCCGGGAGCGGATGGAAGCCATTATCGGAGTTGGGAAAGTGTTACCGCAGGGGCAGTTGTCTCTGTTTGATTTGTTTGAAATGTGGGAGGTGTAGGAATGTTAGTGAAAGCAAGTAGAGAGAATTTTTGGATGCTGAATTGGTTGGATGAATACATGATCGGTCACAAAGGCTTTATTTGTGGAGGATGCTTCAAGAATATCTTTAGCAAAGAAAAGGTAAAAGATTTGGATATCTTCTTCGAGAAAGAGGCAGATTTTGATGATGCAGTACAGTATTTCGACAGCATGACACCTGGATACGAAGGTGATGATGCGAGGGAGAAAAAGTATTTCTTCCACTACGAGAATGGCAATGTGAAGGCGTACAAGCATTCTGAAACCGGAATCGTCATAGAGTTGTGCCGCAAGATTCACGGAACTGCCAATGAAATTCTGAAGAATTTCGACTTCACCATCACAAAGTTCGCTTATTACAAGGAGGAGGTCCTGGACGATCCGGAATTAGACCCGTTCGATGTTGCAGAGATTGATGGACTTGAACTGGCCCATCCGTCAAGTCAGAAAACCCATACTGAGTATCGGATACTCATGGATGATAAGTTTTTTGAGCATTTGCATTTGAAACGCTTGGTTATTGACGATCAGATACCATATCCAATGAGTACGCTGGAGAGAATGTTCCGGTATGCGAAATACGGATATTTTCCTTGCAGAGAAACGAAGATGAAAATTGTCCATGCGCTCAGAGAGCTGTCGGACGAGCAGGTTGAGTTGTCAGAAAGTTTATACGATGGGGTTGATTAAGATGATGATTTTAAGTCAGAACGGAGAAGTAATGGTGAATGTGGAAAATCTGCATTCCATTACAACATATAAGTTGGGAGATTACCAGCGCGGAGAGAAGATGGAGAAGAAACACCGTATCCTGGCGTGGTATGGAAACGGAGAAGATGACTGCTGGGGCATCGGAGATTATGAGACCGAAGACCGGGCAAAAGAGATTATCAGAGCAATTTGGCAGAAGTACGGTGAATACCTGCACAGACAGGGAGGTCCGGCAGTGTTGCGTGGATCAGTAGAAGTCCCGGAGATGATTTGGGTGCTTCCGAAGCTGTACGAGATGCCGCAGGAGTAGGAGGTTTCTATGGCAGAAATGAGAAGTTTGAGTTTTAGAGTTGAAGGGGAGTTCATAACGAGACTTGCCCGGGAAAAAGTGTACCTTGAAGGCGATATGGCATATGCCATGAAGCTTCTTCTGTCCTGCATGGATGGAACTGACCTGGAGGAATGCGAACTCAGACAAATGGCATTCTCAATAATCAACGGAGAGGCACGACTGAAAGGAACGTATCCTGGAGAAGATTACGGGTTTGAGTACCTGGAATCCAAGGATGAAAAATATGATTTGGCATCGTACATCTCGAAACTCAGAAATGAGTGCGAGAAGGCGAAAGAGGAATCTGAAAAGATGGCGGGATGGTACAACATAGCCATGAATCATGTTCCGGAATATAAGTGGGACGATGTACTGGTAGAAACTGGACAGAAACAGCCGGACAGCACATCGTTTGGAAGCAGTCTTCTTGATGGATTTATGAAGCGGATGATGGATGAAGAAGAACACGCCACGGAAGATTACGGATGGTTAGAACCGGATGGAACCTTCCATGAAGTCGATTGGGCTAAGCATGAGAAGTTTGCTTCTGAATACCTGCGTGAATTGTATGATAGAGGAACCTTTACAGAGGAAGAATGGATGGAAATTGGAGATTCAATATCAAAGAGCGGAGATTACCTTGTTGACAGAGGATGGGTGCTACTCCACAACCCGTCCCAGGGAATCGCCTTTCCGACCAGGAAAGAAACCGGAAGATACACAAAAGCTCAGAAGGAGTTCCTCTACGATTACTACATGGAGAGAAACTGCGAGAAGGAAGCAAATGCAGTTTACCAGGAAGAGGATGACTAAATGGAACGTAATAATAGACCGGAGATTACAGCAATGTTGTCTTTGTCGATTCAAAAGCACATTTCGCCGCATAACGACCCGAGGATTTACTGGGCGAGAGAGGTGACATTCGACTATGCCACCAGCAAAGCAGTAAGGGTGGATTACATGAAATTCAAGCCAGTAAATAATACTGTATCCGGAATCGAAAAAGGAGATTTCTACTGCTATGAGGTTAAGTCATCGGTAGAGGATTTTCATTCGGAGAACGGTCACAATTTCCTAGGCGATTACAACTATTATGTTATGCCGGAAGAAGTGTACGAGAAGGTGAGAAATCAGATACCGTACAATGTTGGCGTGTATGTTCCGGATGGAAAGAATTATCGGGGCGAATGGTACGATTTGAAATCCGTTAAGAATGCAGTAAGGAAAGACCGTGAGAAACCAGTATCGGAGATGCTGCTGATGATGTTTCGATCGGCAGTAAGAGAAAAAGATAGAGGAGGAAAGAAGTAAGTGAAGAAAGCATCAGAGATTGTATTGGATTGCCTGGAAGAAAAGAAGTTATCGCAGAGACAGTTGGCGGCACGGATGGGAGAGGATGTCAGATATCTTAATCAGCAGCTCAAACGCCAGAATGATATGAAGGTAGGACGGTTTTCCAATGTGCTTGAACACGCCGGATATAGAGTTGAGGTTGTTGAAAATGATGGCATTCAACGGGTATGCCAGGAGTATGCGGATCAGGTGATTGAAACCAGGCAGCCACTTGGGAGTTTCTATACATTCGCCGGAGGCATTTATACTGGCATTGACAATGGAACCGGGGAAGCCTGGACAGAAGATTTCAGCTCTTACGATGAGTGCATGAAGTGGCTTAGACACGAACCTGCTGTTGACGTACATGGGGAACTGCATGAGGTATAAAAAATCTCGGAAAAATCAGTTTTTCTATTGACAACGCAGGTGGTGCTGCTATCGTACGCTTACGCTAAAACAAGGAGGTAAGTTGATATGATGATGTCAGAATTCATTGAGAGAGTAGGTTTTGAGCCGACAGCTGCTGAGTACCATGAAATCGAAGCGGAATACATGGGATGCGATGTCGATAAGGACAAGTTCTGTAAGGACTGGAAGAAAAACGGAGGTATCCAGCGGCTTTGCAGATTGAGAGTCAGAAGAATCGAGGAACTGGAAAACGAGGTGAAATTGAAAGACCGCCAGTTCGAGGAGATGGATGCTCGCCACTGTCGTAGCTTCAATGAACTGAATGACCGGATGAAGAAGAAAGTTGCTGAGTTAGAAGAAAAAGTTGCCGCTTATGAAAAGCTGACAGAGGAAAGGTATAACGAAACTGAGGAGGTGAAGAAAAAGCTGGAAGAAGCTGAAGGTCAGATTGCAACAGTCAGAGCGGCGTTTGCCATCCTCGGAATTGGGAAGGAGGAAGCGTAGATGTACGAACCGGACTATGACGGAGATATGAAGTATTACCAGGACCAGCTGGCGAAGAAAGGCATCTCGAAAGAGATGCTGGACATGGACAACTTCGCCGGGCTGACTGCCAGGGAGTTACAGAGCATCGTTGATGGTGCAAGAATCGTAAAGAAGGAGGCGGTTGCAAGTGTTTAAGTTAGAAATCAGTACAGACGGAGCGGCGTTCTGAGACCCGTTCTCCGGAGAAGAAGATGAAGTGATGGAGGCTACCGAAATCAGAAGCCTGCTCGCAAAGGTATCTTGCGAACTGGAACATGGAAGAAGTTCCGGAGTCATCATGGATGTAAATGGCAATAAAGTTGGAAGCTGGAGCAGATAGGAGGATTCGATATGGGAGAAAAATGGCGGCTTGGTGAAGATTTGAGCGTTGAAGATAATATGCTTGATGGCATCACCTTTGCAGATATTATTTTGGCAGTTCACCACAACTGCCGGGAGATTACTCCGGAAGCTATCCGGAAGGAAGTTCTCGATTTTGTAGAAATGAGACTGGATGACATGAAATGTCTGATGGAGAAGAACCTGGATGTGATTGCGGCTGAAGCAATGAAAGGAAGGTGTTAGAGATGAAAAAGGTTATCAACCCTTGTATGTGTGAAGTATATGGCGGCAACGCCAGGGGCTTTGCGAAGATTGAGTATAAGGATGGCAGACTTAGTATCTGCGGAGTAATCGGTCCTATGAGAAACGGAGATGCCAAAGGATCATGCGGACAGTGTACCGATGAAATCCGGAAAGGCGAACCGATTGAAGGGTGGACCAGGGAGATGCTTGATAAGCTGTGCGAGATTTGGGACAGATGGCATCTGAATGATATGCGTCCGTACTGCGAGCATCAGAAGGAGCTTGGATGGGACGAGCTGGCAGGAAAGAAGGTTACGTTGTACAACTACCGCCTTACAACAGAGTCCATGGACAAAAAGAAAGCCGCAGAGAAAGCAGCACTCACTGCGCTCCGGGAAGGAAGGACATTCACCCCGACAGAGGAGCAGATTACATACGCAACGATGCCATATTCTGTAAAGACACATGAAGAATTGACCGGGGAAGCGGCTGAAAGATATGAGCCGAAAAAGCCATTGTTTGCAGGAGATGAAGGTGCGACAGAAACGGAGATGCTTGGATGGTTGTATCCGAAATACCACCCAGATGGAATCCTTTGCAAGCCGTGTCCGGTATGCGGATACAAGTACGGAAGCTCCTGGAAGAAAGAAGAAGTTCCGGAAGATGTCATTGAATGGTTGTTTGCATTGCCGGATTCAAAAGTTGAGCCAGCGTGGGTGTAGATGGAGGTGAACGCCATGAAGAAGTCGGACTTCGACAGAATCATCGTTGATAAGAACAGCAAGATGACCGAGATTATCAACTGGTTCCTGGCAAATAAGGAATGGCTGGCGAAAGAGGAGTTCCATGCTCCAATGGAATCTGGGCTGATCGTCATGGTTGAAGAAAAAAATGATATTGGGTTTGAGAGCCTGGGTGACGGGGAGGTGAAAATCTACGTCTACCCGGCTCATATCGAAGAACCTGCCATGACGTTCCATTACGACCCGGTCACAACGAAGGTCAGAAATCATCAGTTCCCGAATAAGATGCGACACCGGAAGGAAGAACTTCTGAAGCTGGTGTTTGAAATGGACCATACGGATGTTAAGGAGTCCATAAAGTACCATGCACTGATGATGTTTGCGGCTCACTATGAGGAGATTGTAGAGGTTGATGAGAAGCAGAACGTCCGAAGAACCAGGCATGAAGCGAAGATGCTTAGAAAGAATCAGAGCCAGCCGCTCAGCCTGGTGAAGAAAACGTATGTTATAAAAGAGTTTTCCGGAGACAATCTCCACAGATATGGTGAAAAGAGAGGTTACACAAAGCCGGACCACGAAGTCCAGGTGCGAGGATTCTACCGGAAAAGTAAGAATGGTAAGAAAAGCTGGGTTAAGCCGTTCTCCCGGTACAAGGATAAGGGCGGCAGACACCCGAAAGAATACAAAGTTTAGGAGGAAGAAGCTATGAGCGAGAAAAAGTATTACAGAGGTCAGATTTATTATGTGTACCCGAAAGACTATACCGGAAGTGAACAGGGAGGAGGCAGACCCGCAATCATCGTAAGCAATGATGTTGGAAATGAGTATTCCCAGGTAGTTGAAGTTGTGTTCCTTACCACCAGGGAGAAGAAACCGTTGCCGACACATGTTGCCATCAATTCTGCGAAGTATCCGTCCACGGCGTTATGTGAGCAGATTGATAGTGTTGATAAGGAGAGAATCGGTGGCTACATAAACGAGATCAGCCAGGCAGAGATGAAGAATATCGAGAGAGCGCTGCTGGTTAGCCTGGACATTTCCTGCAATCTGAAAGGCAGTAAAGCGTTGGAAGCCTGGAGAAAGCTGATGGAAGATTGCCGGGAAGAAGAAATTTACGAAGAACCGGAGGCAGACAACATTTCCATCAAAGAAAAGCCGAAAGAAGCTGAAAAGAAGATGGAGACAGCCGAAATTCTGGTTCCCAGTCCGATTGACGGGTACATCGACCTGGAGGTGGCTCCGGAGTATATCCGGATGAAGACCGAAAGGGATGTCTATAAGGAACTGTACATGAATTTGCTGCAAATGAAAGCGGCAGTATGAGGAGGAAAGAACATGAAAGTGAAATGCGAAAGAAATTGCAAGGAAAGTGTGAAAGGATTTTGCAGGATGTCTGAAATTGATATTCTGGCAGATGGTATGTGCGGAAAATACAACCGCAAGCCGGAGTTTGAGCTGTTCAGAGAGGACAATGTTGTTGTGTTTGATAACGCCGGGTTGCCGTCTATCATGGTTAAGTTCACAAGGAACCCGGAAGTACCCACTCACCCGATGTTCATTATCGGCGGCAAGACCTACAACAAGATTTATGTTTCCAAGTATCCGAATGTCATTATCAATGGCAAGGCGTACAGTCTTCCGATGCAGCAGCCAGCAGTGAACGTCACCCAGGAGGAAGCTGAGGAAGCCTGTTTCAGCAAGGGCGATGGATGGCATCTGTGGACTGCAATGGAGAGAGGATACATCGCCAATCTCTGCTACGATACCGGGATTTTTCCTCATGGCAATACGAACAGGGGAGAATATCACGCTGATTGTTCTGAGAAGGGTGATTGTTTCGGTGGATACAAGACGCTGACGGGTTCCGGTCCGGAGACCTGGAGCCACGATCATACGGTGTTTGGCATCTATGACCTTTGCGGTAATGTTTGGGAGAGATTCAGAGGATTGAGATTGAAAGATGGTATCCTCCAGGTAGCTGAGAATAATGATGCCGCCATGAACATCGACCTCTCAGCCGGAAGCAATAAGTGGAAATGCTTGCTGGACAGCGATGGGGAGCCTATCAGAATTGATGCCAACGATGGAGAAATCAAGTTCACCACAGAGGATGAAATCGAAGAAGATTACGATGGATGCCACTGGAAAGATGTTGGGTTTGATTGCGAGATTACAGATGAAATGAAAGCACTTGGCCTGTTTGCCGGAGAACCGGAAGCATACATCTATGCTGATACATCTGGAGAGCGTTTGCCGATCTGTGGGGGCAGCTGGACCGGCGGTTCCCATGCTGGCGTGTTCAGCGTGTACCTCGGCGGCCCCCGTTCCATCTCGGGCAGCTACGTTGGCTTCCGCTCCGCTTACTACTGTGATGCTGAGGACTGATAACTGTGTACTGATTGGCGGCTGAGAAGCCGCCATTACCATTGGAGGTAAGGAGATGCGAAAGAAATTTAAGAAGATGCTTGATACGCATTGGAACTGCTTACCCTGGTTCATCTGCGGATTGTCGATTTTGATAAAGGGAGACATCGGAAGGTGGGCTTATGGGCTGGCATGGGTGACTATCTTGGTGATGACCTGGCACTATTGCCCGACAGTAAATATCAACAGATTATCGAAGGAGAAAGACGATGAATAAAGTAATTTTGATGGGAAGACTTACGAGAGACCCGGAGGTGCGATATGCACAGAATGAAAACAGTACAGCGGTTGCCCGGTACAGCCTGGCAGTAGACCGCCGCTTCAAGCGTGACGGAGAGCAGGATGCAGACTTCATTGGATGTGTTGCGTTCGGAAAAGCAGCCGAGTTTGCTGAAAAGTATTTCCATAAAGGAATCAAGGTATTGATTACCGGAAGAATCCAGACTGGAAGCTACACCAACAAAGACGGTCAGAAGGTGTATACCACAGATGTTGTCATCGAGGAGCAGGAGTTCGCAGAGAGCAAGGCTGCCAGCGAAGGCAATGGAGGCGGTTATTCCGGCGGCGGAAGCAACAATTCATCATCCGGGGACGGATTTATGAATGTACCGGACGGCATTGACGAAGAATTGCCGTTCAACTAAGGAGCTGAGCCGCATGGCTGAACTTGCCAGCTGTAACAAGTGGATGTTTCGGAAGGTTAGATGTAATGCGTATTTGAAAAAGATTAGAGATGGAAGATTCATCGAGAAGGACGAAGATGGAAATTGCACCTATGTTGATACCAACAAAGTAGAAGACGGGGAACATTGGAGCAAAGCGGTTCAGGAGGAAGATTATGACGGAACGAAGAATTTTCTCAAAACGTACTACGAATACACCCGGAAGGAGTTTGTCGGAGTAATTGTCGGGCTGAAGATGGTTACTCTGACCGGATACCTTGTTGTTGAAACAGAGTATCACTATAACGGAGGAGAATATACGGTAGTGAGGAAAGAACCCGAGGATGTAAGAAAGTGTGCGTTGGTATATTACGGATGCAATAAGAGCCGCCTGGTTCCTATTTGTGATTTAGAGATATTGGAGGATGAAGAAAATGAGCAAAAGATCAGATAAAGCCCAGGATAAAGTACTTGAAGAAACTTGCATGGAGTATGTGACGGATGTGCATGAGACACCGAATTTCGTAGAGGTACATGGCAATGCTGGCGGAGATGATGTTTGTTACAGAGTGTACGATGATGGCAGCATCACTTGCAGATAGGAGGGCAACATGGGGAAAACATATCATGCTGAACCGGACAAAGCGAATGAGCACGGATATTCAAGTGATTATACCTGGATAACGGTAGAAAATGGAGAAGTCATTGGATGTGCGAGAGGAGACCAGCGTGCTGGATGCTCTTGCAGAAAAGAAGACAGACCGCTGAGATGCACAGATGAATGTGCTGCTAATTGCATTGAAGATATTATCTCCTGCTTGCTTAAAGAAGATGCGGCTGAAGTTGAAGGAGCAAAGTTCAAAGAGCGGACAGCAACCGAAGTCGAAGCTCTTATGCTGAAAGAAGCAAGAATCCGGGCTGTGAAGTTGAAGGAAACGATTGAAACCGCCTGCAAGTGCTACGGGATGAACCTCACCATCTACAACGGGAAAATCGGGTTTGTTGACCCGGGGAGCAAGAGAATCGTGATGCTGTGGGGAGCCGAGTACAAGATGAACGAAGGAGATGAAGGCAATGGGGAAGATTAAAGGATTCCTACTGAACAGAAAGCAGTATGACCGCATCCGGAAGATGGATCACTGTCAGATGACATTGTATGTCGAATCAATTTACAAGTCCGGATACGCAGATGGCAAGAAAGATGCCGAAGGATTGACGGCGAATGAAATCAGAGAAGTGTTGCTCCAGGTGAAAGGTATCGGAGAAAAGAGAGTTGATATCATCGTATCTGCCCTGGAAGCGGCTATGAATAACAAGGAGGATAAGAAAAGTGACAGTTAAAGAGAAAATCAAAGCAATAGCTGAGAAGTACGGATATGACGCACAGAGCCGCCAGTGCATCGAGGAGATGGCGGAACTCACCCAGGCAATCAATAAACTTTGGAGAAAGCAGTTGGGATGTGGAGAGATTCCATTCCCGGATGACCCGGATACATTCCCTTCCTTTGGTAAGGAATACGATAACCTGGTTGAGGAGATTGCCGATGTGCAGATTATGCTGTGGCAGATGGAACGGTTCCTGCATTGTAATATCGACTCCATTGTAGAGAGAAAACTCGACCGTCAGATGGAGAGAATCGGAAACAAAAATTCCGATTGA